AAAGGCGAACGTCGACCCGGGGGACTGAATGTACTTATAACCTTCTTCGAGAATGATAGGAAACAGCGATGGCTTGTCCGGTCGTCCGCCTTTGTATTCCGGCATTTCGAGTTTATGGGCCTCAAGGTGACGCCAATACCCTGTTATACCTGTGCCCTCAAACTCTCCCTTGTTGTCATCGACAACAATCGCGGTAAAATCACGAGGCGGCAAAGAATCGATTCCTCGGTTCAACCGGTACGCCCACAACGCTCGGACAATCGTTCGGAGCCGTTTCTCATCCCCCTCAACCAAATGTTCGACACTTTCTGTGAACGAGTGGACGTTATGGGCGTAAACTTTGAAGTCGATGACGACAAGCGGGAGGTAAGGCTCGTTATCGAGCTGGTCTTCCAGCCATTTTTCCTTGAGTTCCGGGAGCATTAGTACGTTTGTTCTTATGCTCCCATTCTATCAGGTTCCGAGGTACTTCGCGCTGAGCACGCGCTGCGCTTTCACGAATTTTCTGATCGGGTAGTTGACGATCATCGCCCATTCCAACAACGGTCGGATCTTCATCTCGGTCAGAGATAGGTCGAGACCCGGGTCGGAGTCCGACACAAAGAACTTCTCACCGTCGCGAGCGACGACGAGTACGTCGACATCCTTGTCGAACCGGATCGGCTTCTGCAGCTTTTCAATCACTGTTACGCCTGCCTCCCTTTGTAACCTTTCTTCGCAATGCGACGGATTTGCGGATCGGTTTCGGGGGCTTTTGGTACCTCACGCTTTAGGGAAGCATCAGCACCCGCTTCGCCTTTACCCTCCTCGTCATCACGCTTGAATTGTTTTCTGATTGCGGTTGGCGACAGGCCCGCTGCGTTTTTGGACGGCACGCACGCACCGCCTTTAGTTTCAGTGCCTGGCGGGCATGGTTCACCAGGCCGAACACGCTTACCGCCTGGAGCTACGCGCCAATTCATAGACGCTTCCGGGCCATCATCGCCAAACGACACACGTTCGGACGAGTTTTCGTGGGAACCAGGGTCGCCCAGATTTGGCATTTTTACCTCACTCTGGCCGATCGGGGTGCCGGAAACCCAGTTATTCTCAGGCGCCACACCCCAATCTTTTGGCTTTTCGTAATAATCAGACATCGTGAAACCAATCTACTTAGCTTTCAACACGTTAAGAAGGGACTGAACAATGGTGTTGTCGCTTTCGCCGATTTTATCCGCAATGACTCCGGTCCCCAGGGCTACGAAGTCTTCAGCCTTTACACGACCTGGTGGGAGTTGACCGTACAAGTCGACGCTACGTTTTGTTACGTTTTCGACAGCGGGTGGCAGCAGGCTGGACGGGTTCCTGACAACTTTCTTTTCAGCGATCTCGGGGTTCCATTGACTTGTCACATAACGAGTAACTTTACGGACCTCGTTAGCGGACAAGGAGTTGTCCCGTAACATCTCGACAATACTGCCAACAATAACCCGGATCTCTGAGTCGTTGTATTTGTGGGTTCGGCCGTATGTGAGCCAGAAGCCGTCTACCGCGTTAAAAACGTCTGCGATGTACTCGGTGTCGAACGAGTGACGGCTGAGAAGATGACGGTTAATAGTATTAGCGATTAGGGTGTAAGCGCGATCGAGGATGCCTAGGTTGTCAAGGGTGTTGAAGGTAAAATTGACCATGGTGGGAATGGGGACTATATGGCAATTATAACACGGTTACGGGTTAAATGCATACTGCGACCATTCAGGATCATTTGACCTCTGAACGATTTCGATTACTTTTGGTAATGGCGGTCGAGGTTTTTTACGTAATCGCAAGCCGGCTTGTTCTGGAGTTTTGTGTCCTTTAACCGTATTGCACTTTGAGCAGGCAAGTAGCAAGTTCTCCCAAGAATCTGCTCCTCCCCGACATCTGGGAATGAGGTGATCAATAGTAAGGTTTCTCGTGCTACCGCAGTATTGGCAAGTCTGATTATCGCGACGATAGATAGCCGCTTTTGTCGGTTTCTCTTTCGCAGTACGAGATAACGGTAACGGGACATAGTTGTTCAGACGTATTACCCTCCCAGACACCGGCTTCGCTTTTTCCTTGAGAACAAGGACAATAGCTCGACGTCCCAAAACGATATTTACCGGAGTGTAATCGAAGTTCAGCACCAGTATGTGTTCAGTCGGTACGTACACGTCTTCCTGTGCCTCCGCAAAACTTACATTCAAACACAACACTAGACGGTTTTTGTTTTTCCGGGTTACGAGTGTCTATAGAATTCTCTAGTACCACAAAACCCCGCCCGGAACAATACGGGCAGGGCGTGGGTACATAATCAGGCCAAATGGCTTGTTTCACACGCTCGTTGAGCCGAAACCACCAGTCGACCGACCCGTTACATTGAATACGGTCTCGTTGGTGGTTGATTGACTCCCGGTCTGATCGAACACCATCTCGCAAAGGCCTTGGGCGATGCGAGCGCCGTGAGTGAAGACATGGTAGCTATCGCCGTTGTTTGTCAACGATACTTTCACCCAGTCTTGGTAACCGGCATCGATGATTCCGGGAGAATTCGTCACCGTGATACGGTGTTTATGGGCTAGCCCCGACCTCGGTACGATTTTATATACCGGCAATAAAGAGCTCCAGGGGAATGTAAGATTCTTAAGATTCGGCAAGATGACCTTAAATCCGCTATTCACTAGTACCGTATCTCCAGGAGCTAGCAATACCCCACCACCGCACTGATCGAGAATGTCTAGGAAATCTGACTCCGATTCGGATGTAAATACATCGCCGTCGATATATAGACGGGTGCCGTGGCGTAGCGTGTCCGACTCGAAGTCGCGGTAAAAGTCAATCGCAACGTCCCGGTCATACTCGTCCCGAACATGGGCACGGATGTCCGCGCCTGCGTCTTCGTGTGGATGAGCGACCTTAGGGACAAAAGACTCGTCGCCGGGGCGGACGTAGAAAATCGGGGCGATCACAGCGGTAGTGGAGTTACGTCGTTAGTATAACACGGACGATCAGCCTTGGCATGCCAAGCATTCACCGTATTGTTCTTCGGCTTCGCCAAGAAGTTTTGCGAGTCCCTCGTAACCGCCATCAATGTGTTTGCCGTTCAGCCACACCTGGGGTACAGTGGTATACGGCCAGTCGGAGTCGGCGATGGCGCTGCGGTCCATTTCCTGGATGACGTATCCGTTGGCAGATAGTAGTTCTTTCGCTTTAACGCACCATGGGCAGTCGGGCTTAGTAACGACCAGAGCCGCGTTACCTACGGGTGGTTGTACCTTTTTCTTGACTTGTAACGAACTCGATTTGAGGTAATACAGGCTCTTGACTCCTGCCTTCCACGCACTTAGGTGGAGTCGCATTAGGTAATTGGCTGGCGCTTCGGGGTCGACAAATAGGTTGAGTGACTGCCCTTGGCACACATGTACTTGGCGATCCGCCGCCTGTTTGACCAACTCGAATTGATCGATCTCCCGGGCGGTCTTAAAGACGTCTTTGGCATGCGGGCTCAGAAAGTCAAGGTGTTGAACTGAGCCACGCTCCTCCAGAATGGAGTCCCACACGTCCTGAGTGTTTTGGCCAATCGCCTCCAAGTGACGTTCCAGGTACGGATTTCTACGGACAAACGTACCCTTCGCGTTGCTGGCCACAAACAGATTCGCGGTAAGCGGCTCGATACCTTCGGACACAGCGCCGCAGATCACTGAGTTTGTTTTTGTCGGAGCGATGGCGATTCGGGTCGCGTGCCTCACCCCATTGCCCTCACACCATTCCGGTTCACCGTATTCTCTCGCCATGTCCTGTGACGCCTTCAGGGTCATGTCATCAATCCAGCCGTGGACTTCAATGTTTAAAGTTCTAGCGGTACGAGAAGCGAATGGAAGGCCGCGCGACTGATAAAGGGCATGAAGACCCATAGTACCTAAACCAAGCGAACGAGATTTCTTTGCGAACCTAATAGCACGACCCATAGACGGAATGCGCTCCGCTTTGTGGATGAACTCAGTAACTACAGCGTCGAGGAAGTAAACTCCCAACTCCGGAACAGTTTTTCCCGTTACAGATCCCTTCCAGGTTTTCCACTCGTCATACTTAGCCAGATTCAACGAACTTAGAACACAAACGAATGTATGGTTTTCGTCGGAGGGTAGAAAAATTTCCGAGCACAGGTTCGAAAATTTAATTTCTAAGTTTCTTTCAGTAAAACAAGCTGGTCTCTGAGTGTTAGCGTTGTCAATGTATATAATATACGGAGAACCGGAGATCATGCGGCACTTTAGTACTTCAGAAAAAATTTCTTGCTTATGACGATCACCGGATAACATCGACTCAATCCACTCATCAGTGATTGTAACCGCCAAGTTCGAATCGATAAACTGACGCGGATCACCCTGACTATGGTCCTTCGCCCTCAACGCATCCATCAGGTCGGGATGATCGATGGGGATGTAGAACGCAAATGATCCGCGTCGTGTATTACCTTGGGATACAGTCGCTGCAGTACGATCATATAGACGCATCCAGTCGACAATAGACCCTGACTTACCTCCACCTCTGATTGGAGATCCGCTTGGACGGAGCTCACCAAAATAGCTACCGACACCACCACCATTTTTACTAAGGGCGGCTACTTCTTTCAGGTGGCTGAAGATACTGTTGGTATCATCGGAGATTGAGTGGCTGTAGCAGGAACAGGATAGACCCCGGTTTGTTCCAAAATTGCTTAACACTGGTGAAGCTCCACCCATATACCCTCTCCAAAACATCTCCATGATATCTGTGCTAATACCAGGATAGTTAAGGTGTTTTTCTGCGGCCATCGCGCATCGCTTCCACATGTCACGCGGAGTCTCACCAGGCATCAGGTATCCTTTGCTTAGTGTCTGCTGCGCCTCTTCATTTAGCCATTCCGGCTTGGTTGGCAGATTGTTGATGTCGAAAATGTCAGTGGTGGTCATTGTAATAATTTAGGGCGCAAAAAGTCATCCGTCTTTCGGACGGTAAGGGAGTTAACGTGTCTACAGGTAATTATACCCCGTTATTAGGTCGGATGCGGGCGTATCATCCGTTTTTCTTCCACTCTGCTCCGGAGTCCATCAGGCCGTCGTTCCAGGCGTCTTCGACGTTCCGGCTCCGATCACACCAATACAAGTTGGAAAGCCGGTTGTCCGGCTTGCCATCGGTCCCTGTCGGCTTTTTGTGACAAACGACAATGTGTTCGCCGGATGGTTTTTCAGGGCCGAAGAGCGACATCACAGCCTGATGTAAAAACGGTTCTTCTCGGTATGGAGTTCCGTTACGTTCCCAGGTCAGATTGACTCGGAACTTTCCACGGTCATCCGATCGTGGTTTACGATATTTAACTGCACCATTATCGTAGATTCGTCTTACTCTACCCATATCACTCACCTGATAAGGGGAATCCTTCCACGCTTTCCACTGCTCGCGCTTCTCGTCGTTTTGGTCAAGTTGAGGGATTTCCTCAAACGACTCGGCGTCATCGACCTCGTTACCCTTGTTGACGCTCCACCCGTCCGGTACGTTGATATTGATGTCCATAACGTCTAAATGTCCCACGCATCGATGGGGGCGCGAGCGTAACGTTCTTGGTTCACACGCCGTTTATGGGCTAACTCCAGTAATCGATCGGCTTTACCGGCTTCGGTAATCAAACACACTGTACCGTATTCATGCCTCATGTAGTCTGAGTCTTTGTCAACTTTTTTCGTCATGATCTTTTTCGTATTGAAGTTGAGAGAAGTGATAAGTCGACCAGGCTAGTTCCGGGTCGTTAAAAGTTCGAATCCCGCGTTCCGTTTGAACAATCCAGGGGCCGTTCGGCTCTTGACGGTATGGCTTAGGATAAGGATACGCGGGAGACATGGTATCTATACTAGTGTAAGATCGAGGGCTGAGAGGTCGACTGACATCCAATCTTGGCTTGGTTTTGAAATATATGACGAACCATCCTTCGCTTGCGAGAAAAAGTCGGAATTAGTCTGACCTCGTACCATTGGGTCGAACCAGGAGGAAATGTTGGCAGCGAGTAAGCGCTCGTTGTCAGTCATAGGCACGGTTAGATCGAGTCCTAAGGCGGCTAGACGGTTATTCGCTCGGAGCTTGATGTAAGCTTTGAGGTCATCGAGAGCGATGGGAATGGCCGAATTGTCAATCTTGCTGAAGATATTCTCCAGAAAGCTGTATTCGTTTTCGATAACAGTATAGAATCCGGCGAGAATTTCTTCGATTTCGTCGTTGGTGATACCGGTTTCTTTAACAAGTTCTTTAAAAAGTTCGCAACCGCCATTGCTATGTTGTCCCTCGTCGTTTTGGCTCCACGAGATAATTTGCGCCAAGCCTTTCATACGACCGGTTTTATTAAACGCAAGCAGTAGAGCGAATGATGCGAACAAGCTCACACCCTCACCCGCCCCACTAAATACAGCTAACGAAACTTTTTCCGAACTGCACTCTGTAAAGAAACGTTCGACTTTTTGCTGTGCGGCTGGGTCGGACAGAAACGCTTCGAATTCGTTAATGCCCAGAGTATCGGATAAGTGATTGTACGCCTGAGCATGAATCTGCTCGAAGAAGCTGAAGGCGCGAGCCATAGCCAGGACTTCTGGCTTTGGAAACTTCCGGCATACCACATCGCCCCAATACTCAGAGATGCCCATCTCCATGACCGTGAACCCCCTAAGCACCCCCGCAATGAGGTCACGCTCACTCCGGGTAAGGTTTTGTTGCCAGTCAACGACATCAGATCCCATGGCAACTTCTTCCGGGCGCCAGACTGACGCCACAGCCTTCTTGTAGTATTCGAAGAATTCCGGGTAATCAAATCCACTGGCCTTTTTGTAGACCATTGGGGTATGGGACAGAATCGACATGATGACAGGGGGTCGTTAGTGTATACTAGCAGATTTTCTGACCAATAGCACACTGGTCGTAAGCCCGGTACGCGTGCCCCCGATAGGACATCCAGCGGGTCGCATCGCAATGGATCCAGTTCCACCACCGGAGGTGGTCCGCCTTGTGCTGGTCGGTGTCGTACCTGACGCCACGGTACGTGGCGATGTGTTCATGCTCAGTCGTAGACATTGGAAAGTGCTGGGGTTTCGGGGTAGCGTTCACGCAGTTGAGCGAGGGCGGAATCGGGCAAGGAGGCGGACAGGGCTCGGAAAATATCTCCAACCGCGCTGGTACGGTCCGGCTTCATCCCTGATTTGTACTGCTTGCCTTCTTTGAAATTAGGTACAACTCCGTAGTACTTTTCAGATTTGATGTCCTGTACTACGTAGTATTTACGCCCTTGTGCCATGCCATCTTCGGTGACGACGTGACCGACGGGAAGATCGATGGTACCGGTATCGCCCGGATCCTTGTCACCGGCCTCTGGCCGGTAATCGTCCGTGCCACCGTACGAACCTTGGCCACCGTTCACTTTCGCCGGTCCGCGACTACTATTTGCCGCTACAGATTCGGAGTGATATTCATCTTCTCCACCGGCCGAACCCGTAGGGTTCGGGGGAATATCATTTGGACCCGTGCCAAATTTCGCCTCGCCGAAGGAATAGGTGACCTCGTCAGGGCTAGGGGCCGTCCACCCGTATGGGGGTTGGAAGTTGTTATCGGTCATGAACTCTTATCTTCTGTATAGCTTTCAACGTGAAAAAGGCGGAGAGATCCGCATCCCTCCGCCCGTCAGTTTATTAACTGATCGAAGAAGCCGATCAGAAGTTCAGATCCAGAGCGTCATCGCTGATCTCTTCCTGTGCAGAAAGAATCATCGAGCAGCGGATGCGAACTTTACCGTCCTGCATCACCGTCTTATCCTTGATGTGGATAGTCGCGGGTTTCTCGGCCGAAACCTCGGGCTGGGTAGCCAGAAGCGGACGGAGAGATGCATGAGCCCAGCACTCGGCGGTTTCACCGGGAACGGGATAGTCAGCCAGAATGATACGGTACGACGCACCGTATTGGGTGTTAACTCCGCGGTAGCTTACCACCGTGTAGCTCTCACCCTCTTCCAGATCACGAAAATCGATATCGTGGTCGGCGTTTTGGCGGCTACCAGTTCCTTTGGGGGTTGCTTCTTGAACTTGGGAGAGGATATCCTCTTCCTTGTTCTTTTTCATCAGTGCGTTGAGCGCCTTGATTTCGGGGGGATTTTGCCAATCGACAAAACGTACGGCGATGGGGAGAACGACCTGCCCAGATCCGTCTTCTTCATCTACCGATACCATCAGCGCTGCGTCGTTGCCACGACCACTGAAATTGAATTCGGCAAACTCAGACTCGAGAGACACGGGTTGACCGTTGATATCAACAGTTACACCCTCTTTCCCGAGAGAAACCGGGATGTAACGGTTACCCCACTGGATGTAGGCGCGACCGGATTCGGTACCCTCCACATTGTCCGCACCGACCTTCAGGATCGGACCGAAGAGACGATTGTAAACGCCGTCTTCCGCCTTGATAAGGAAAGTGTTTTCTTCGAGCGGCAGCTCTTCGCCAGTCAGGGCGAGAAACACTTTATCAAGATCGCGCCGCATTGCTTTTGGCAGGTTGGCGTTAGGAAGAGAGGTATATGCTCCCGTATACTCACGACCTGCCAGAGGTGCGAGATCTGGAGATCCGGTTCCTACTTGGATTGTCTTGACTGTAAACGCTGTAGTTGTTGCCATTGGGTTAGTTCTCACTAGATATGGTCGGCTCAGGAGTGGCCGACAAGAGAACTATAGCATGGGATGGGGGGGAGTGCGTGGTTTTACTTTTTCTTAAGACTTACCAGGTACGCTTGTGCTTCGATTCGAATACGGTACAGTTGGGTCGAGAACGGGTTGAGGGGGCAGAGAGGAGGGATATACAGCACCAGCACACCTCGTACCCTATACTCCCTTTCAAACGGGCATTTGGCCGGGATCGCCCGGACCCAGCGTTCCGCGAGTTCAGGGGTCCATTTGCGAGGTTCGAGCCACGGCAAATTCCATTTCGGTAGCGATGCGGTGAAAATTCCCCACCACCGAGGCGGTCGTGTCCGTGTCATGCTAAAACCTCCTTACTTTTTCATGACCAACCCGTATAGACGGATTGACCCACATGTCTATTTTCGCGTCGCGTAAATTAAACGCGAAAGAAAGATCTTCTGATAGTACCTCGTAATCCTCGGAACGGTTGTAACGAATAATTTTTGGTGCAAACCACGGGAATTTGAGTTTTTCCATGACTCCCTTCCGTATCAGCATCCAACCCATACCGCACCAATCAATACGATACGGTTCTTTTCTGTTTACAATGTCTGTGTCGTTTCGAAACGAATAAATATAGTCGATATCATAGATGGGTAACGGTGGATCATTAGGTTCAGGATAGGGGAACTCAGTTTTATTAAAATAACCGGTAACAGGTAAACCATTGGATTGATAGTACCAGCCAGTAGCTACTTCAACATTCATAGTAATCAAAGCATCGAAGTCGGAAGGCTTGAAATCGATGTCAGAGTCTATCCAAAGTAGGTAGTCATACACTAATTGATTAGTGAACGGTCTTTGATAAAGACCGTTGCTGTGGTGACCTCCAGCGACTTGTGCTCGTATTTGGTGGATTTCAGGCGAGTACCCTTGAGATAAAGTGGCGATTAGTCCGTATTTTCGCAAGTGATTCTCAAGTAGCACAAGATTTTCTACGAACCGGTAGGAATACGTATAACCCGGAAGACAGATAACAACTCGAGAACCTGAATACGACGTAATATCGTGCATGGCATTAGATAACCCGAATCTTCTCATGGCCAACCCGAACTTCAGGATTCATGACAATCTCAAAACCTGCATCGCGCAGACTGAGTTGGAACGACAAATCTTCTGACAACGTGTCAATGATCGTTTCAGTTGCTCGGACGTTTTTTGGGGCAAACCATGGGTACGGAATTTTTTCCATTACTCCTTTTTTAATAAGCATCCAACCCATTCCAACCCAGTCAACCACATAAGAGTCGGTTTTATCGGAAATATCTTTATCTGGGCGAAACAAATAGGTGTGACCAGGGTCGTATAGAGGTAGTGACGGATGTGATTTTACCTTTTTACACGCAGACTTGTCAATGAATCCACAGGCCGGATTTCCATCTGGTTGGTAGTACCAACCTGTCGCGACATTGACACCCATTTCCAAAAGATCTGTGAAATTTTTTCGGTTGAACACAATGTCCGAATCGATCCATAGCAGGTAATCGTAGTCGACTTCGGCTTCATCAAACGGTGTTTGAAACGTCCCTCTAGTGACATCTCCACCACCACAAATATTCCGTAGCCTGTGGATACAGGAAGAGTGAGTCTGGGCTAGGGTTACCTTTATGCCGTGAACAGCCAGCAGACTGTTAAGACCTACGATGTTTGTAAGAAAAGTCCCGGAGTAGTAGTCTCCAGGAAGGCAAAAAACAAATTTCTTGCCTTCGTATTTTTCGAGTAATGGGTCGGACACAGGGGGAAAGAGGTACTATCTCACCCTCATTATAACATAAACCTACTGTACGCGCATGATATATGCGAGTGAGTACCAAAGCGGTTCGACAGCGCTGACACCTGATAAAGAGTGAGAGTGGCCGACGGAGGGATCAGATCCACCTGCCAAACTATTTTGATTACCGGGTGCACAAAGTCCATCCGTTATACATCCACCACCTCCGCCAGTCCAAGAGTTACCCGTATTGATTACCACGTTGGAGTAGTTTGCTCCATCCGTACCGCCAAGAATATTAATTACGCTGTTGCCATATACTCCATGGACGTGACGAGGGATATTTTGCTGCTGAAGAGCAGTTGCCCCAGTTGCTCCAGTAAGGGTAGGTCCACCAGATTGATTATTGTTAGCGGTTGTAGTTGCACCCTTAATGAAACGGTTTAGCAGGTTGGGTGTCGTGCGACCGTTTTTTGTTTGACCGTCACATATAGCCCAACGGGGATTTGTTGCGATATCTTCTACCGTACCAGACCACATAATAATGCCACCGACTGGTACAAAACCTCCATAGCTCGGGTCGACGTTTACGGTATACTGTAAAATGTTGTCGGTTGGGTCGGCAGGGTCACCACCGGGAACTTCAACAGACTGGCTAGTAACCAGAATGCCCGTACCCTGCACGAATGCGCTTTCAAACCGGAGATTAAGCTCTTGGGCTAGGTTGAACGCGCTGACCGCTACTTTGTCACTAATGCCTGTCGACTGACTACCCAGAGCGCCACGGATCATGGATTGATCAGCGAGTTGAATGATGCCGGCTTTAGACGTGCTGGCATACACCTGGGGTGGATTTCTACTGGCGACAATGTCGCCAGTGGTAAGCGACTTAAATATTGTATCGTTGCTGAAGAATACGGTGGTGTTACGACCTAGCACCAGACTTGAGTCGTCCTGCATTAAAAGGGTGTTGCGGACGATGACATTGTTCAGGATCTGGTTGGTCACGTTGCCCGGTTCGCCTTCGGCTGCCAGCGGAATCGCGAATTGCTCGCCGGACCTAAGGTCAAAGACCGTCGTACCAATGTAATAACTGCCTTCCTCGTTCATGCCGGTGGCGTATACTCGGCCGCCGTTTTCCTCAACGATAATTTTTCCTAGCGCAAAATCCTGCTCTAGCGGATCGCCTTGGAAAGTGGGGAACGCAGTGTCATAGTTCAGGTATCCTGTCCATTCCCAGGTGTGACCTGAAGCACGGATTACAGATGGACGGCGTAGGCCGATTCGGAAACCGGTGGCTGTTACACTAGCCGACGTCTTAATGGTTATCGGAGTTACCGACGGACCCAACGCAGCACTGTAGTGGACACCTGACCGGGCTTGCATTGCCTGCAGGGCGATCTTTGTGATGCTCTCAGCCGGGTCTTCCGTTAGTTCCGGGTAGTCGTTATCAACTCTAGGATAGTGATCACCTGTAAATACGTTTCGGGCTTGAGAACCCTGAGTAAGGTAAGTTACGTACTGACCAGGGAATCGGATGTCTTGTTTACCAGGTCTAAAAACCTCATCGTAAGTTCGAACCTGTGTAATAGTTAACGGATCAAGACGCAATTCATTGGAGTCGTTAAGAGGATAACCTGATACCCCCTCTTGTTTCTCCATGATATAGTACGGTTGTGGTCTCCTGATACCACGTTCTTTTAGGTAGCCGTCTAAAACAACACGATACACCCTTTCATCCGCCTTACGTTTATCCGTCGCACGGATAATTTTAATTGCTGAGCGGTCGAAAATAAAATCTAGAGTGGAGAATATAGCATTGGTACCGGTTGGATTACTGGTCAGTTTGTATCTAAAAGCATAGTCAAATCGCTTTAACAGATAACCATCATCATCCAAGTCGGTATCTTCTTCAGCAATAGTTGAGGTCGTAATAGGAACATACCAGCTAGCACTACCGGTTACAGGGTCGCCATTAGAGTCGAGATCTGCTGGACTTTCGTCCCAGACAAAAATCTTAGATCGATCGTCTAAGGCTGTAAACCCGCTAGTGTTAGGGTCTGGGTCTTTAAGATTGCCAGCGAATAAAATCGAATTACCATTTTCATCAAATCCATTAACATAAATTCGTCGACGGTTCGCTCTTTCCGGACCACCAGAGAGTTCCCATGCCGTCTCACTAACCTTTTTAGTGTAAGAAAACTGTCCAAACGCAATATTAGATGCGGATGGAGGATTTACAATAGAGAACGGGGACGCGGTGTTGGAGTTTTGAATGTAAATTCGGATTGTTGCTGGAGGCTTTCCGTCGACTGTCGGGTTATTTTTTACATACGCTAGGGTTTTGTTGTAATCAATGGTAATACCAGTATTTATTTCGGTATCTTCAAGAGTAGGAGGACGTCCATCAGGCAATGCACTGTATGAAAGAGGCAGAGGAGGAATTATTTGGGTAATACGAGTGCCACTATATCCCGATGCTGTGGTTGCTTCGTCTTGACTAAACGACTTTGCTTTGTAGCCAATACCTCGAAGTGAAATATCACCAAAATCAGAGCAGGAATTAGTAATTGATAAGTCGGCTCCAGATTCAGATACGAAGTGGTCGCTATTACCAATAACGAATACTGAGACGATCTGAATCGTCGCATCGTTACTACCCCGCATACCAAAACTTCGGTACTTGAATTCGTCAGTCGTACAAATTTTATATTGTTTGCCTTCCCCTGATTGTTTGTTGGTTGGCGGATCTTGGAAATAAGTAGTAGGTGTGAAACAATTAGGATCGGTTTGTAGGGAGACCTGGGTAAAGTTTGCGGTCACCATTGATTTGAAGCCGGATACTCGGCCTCCATCGGCCCATAGACCGTTTAGTCCAAAAATACTCCGAACGGAACAGTTAAAGACGTAAGGAGATGAGGAGCGGGTAGAGTTGATATCGGGAAGAGGAAGGATACTGCCATCCGTGTCTCGGATTCTTGTTGCACCAGGGTAGGATACAGGAGCACCAGCACGGCTATCACCACCGTCAACCAGCAGGCCAGTTTGGTTTTCTTCAATATCCTGCGACCGATTGGCTTTACTACCTGCAATCGGTGCGACAATGGTGGTTTCGGCTGGAATAGCTTCGAGGCCTTCTGAGCCCCAACCGTCAATATCACGGAAAAGATTATTGAGTCGGCTGTAATATGAAGATTCTGTACCGCTACCGTTGATTTCTGCCTGTGACGCGAACGCGACAGAGGTTACGGTATTATGGCTGCGGGCGTATTGAGGGTTGTCAGTGAAAGTGAGCAAGGAAACATATGTACCACCAGTAACTTTTAGGATCGCGGTGCGCTCAGTTTGAGGATCGTTCTGTACTGGGGTTAACTCCGGTACGTACATCGGTCGAATACGTACTTTTCTCAGGTCGGTGCCGTCGATCGAAATACCTCTTGGAACGATAAGGCCACCGGTTTGTGGGTTAACAGCGGCGAGGTTATCGTAATATAGATCATCGTTAATACTGAACGCACCGTTTACATATTCAAGGGTTACAATCCAGTTAGAGTTAGACGGTGAAATTTTTTCTACCCGGACAACATTGCCAACACCACCCGATTCAGAGTACAAAACACGACCGAGGTTTAAGGAGCGGGGAGGTTGGTTAGAGACCGGATCGCCAACATCGATAGTAAGATGGACAACTCGATCGCCTTGAGCTACGCTGCCAATGCTATAACCAGTCTGGGTTCTTTGTACAAGGCCGGTATCGTCGGTAATAGTAAGCGTGGCCAGTGAACCGGGAGCATTATCGACATAGTAGTCGCCTGGAGCAAGCTCGATCATCACTCGGTCGTAACGGTCATTTGCTTGACCAGATCTGCGTGACTCTCGCACCGCCTCGATCAACGCACGCTCAAGTGTACGGAAGGGGCGGTTAGGCTCAAAACCACCATTACGGATCGAATCGTCACCGATACTCGGATCGACGAAGATTGTATTACGGGTAGTTGATAATGCAGATGCTTGGCCGGTACGGTCGCAACGCGGTGCAGCGGCGACACTGATTAAACCGCCAGTCCCATTAGCGTACAGAGCAACGGAGTTATCATAAACACGGTAACACTTGCCCAGAGTCGGATTAGATTGAGATGGTTCGAAACTATAAATGCCCGCACTAGGTTCTGGATATTGGGTGGGAAGCTTACCTCCATCCGGACACTCAACAGCAGTCCGATCACCGATAAATTCACGACCGCCACAAGATAGAAACGCACCGAGGACAGGATTGCACTCAGATCCTGGTGCTTCTTCAAATTTCCACTGGCCGGTACCGGAGTGGTAAAACAACTCCAGGTGCGCGTCTCGAATGTTAACAATCCAGTCGTCGCTGGAGTTATTGAGCAGTTCGGCAGATACGGAATTCTGGCGAATGATTAGCGGAAACCGGTCAAACGTGCCACTGATGTCCACCACAGCGATGCGGTCGGAGTCGTTGGGGGATTCTGGCAGAGTGAGGATGATACTGCCATTGCTAGTGTCGGCAATAACCCGATCCCATGCCATCGCGGTATAATCCGCTGACTTAATCACCGTATTGGTGAGGTTCTGTGGGTAGGTATTGAGGTTGCCGACAAACGTATTGGGCCTGAGATCTACATAGCCGGTGCCTACAACTTCGCCCGTTGTTGGGTTAGTAGCTAAACCATTTCCGGTGGAGTTTAGCGTAATTTTCGCTAGTGGTACATGTGCCTCGGTTACACTGGGTAACGAGTTACCGATTGATACGGTAACGGGAGCGGTGGCGTTTTCAAGAACATAGAGGTAAGATACGCTATTCGCACCGCCAAGGATTTGAACGGTCTGTCTTGCCCAAGAAATCGGATTGCCATTACGCTTAACAATGCTACCCGCTTCTACTGTTACACCGATACCACCTGAACCGACAGGGCGGGTACTAGGTACACCAGGAACGACTACGGCCGATGTTGTTAGATTCCAACCTAGTACGATGCCATCGTGAGCCGTACGACCTAACGCGGATTCTTGATCGACCCGGGGATCGGCAATTTCCCAATCTTTGATTCGGTCACGTTGACCAATTTGCCAACCCGCCTCATCGCCAGTTGTCGGGTCGGCGTAGTAGTCGGTTCGAGTATCGCCGGTAAACTTTTCTCCTTTCTGTACCTCATTCAGGTACGCGCTAGATACGGCTCTGCCGTTTTGAAATACGATACGATCCACAGCGATGAGTTAAATCCTTCTATTACGCTTTCAACGCAATTTAAGGTACGCGGTGCCAAATAACTCTACCCAACCACTTCGGACTCGGACCGAATGCGCACAGTTCAACAAGGACTAACGCTCCAGTTTCCGCGTAGGTGCTGGGGTCAATGCCCGCTCCCCAATCGACTTCGTAATCGAAATAAGTTGTAAACGACGTCCCTGGTGTCCCTACAAATCGCATCAGAATTCTGAGTTCGCGGTAAAAACTTGCCGGTACATCGCTCGGATTAGGGACAGGTACCGGTAAGTTGTCCGGGTTAGTAACATCAAGGTCGAGGTAGTTGCCTGAGAACAGGTTGGTGTTGATGGGTCGGTTGACACATGATCCCCCGAGTTCGATCGGATTACCTGAGATATCGGCTACCCACAGTCGGCCGTCTGCCGTGTTTGTAATAACCTCACCTTCCGTGCCATCGCCAATAAACGGTTCTTCACCCGGCAGCGAAGTCGTCAGTGTCTGTAAAGTTGCTTCCACGGTAATTTCTCTACCTTCTACTACGCTTTCAACCGTTGAAAGCGCTTTAGAGGGTAATAACATTCCGCGTGTCAACGTTTCTCACTGATTCTTGGTCGACAATTTCCGGACTTGCCGCAGTTGCGTATGGGTCTCCGGGTCGGTACCAGGACGTGGCTAACCAGGTGCGGAGTAAATCAGTACTAGCATTTTTAGGAACGACTCAGCCGAGCGATATTGTTGAGAATGTTTTAAACCCAGAGCATGTCCTAGTGGCGTTACAAAGTGAATATGAAGCTGGTGAAGGATTTACGAGGTATGTAGACTCAGGATCTAAGACAATACAAGCGATAGCCAGTGACTTGTATAGCAAAATTCTCCAGGCTTATAATGAATTCGGGACGTACGAATCCTCGCTAACTGACTCACTGGAATATGTTTCAAACGGATTAGGGATTAATAATCAAAGGGTAAAAGATAAACTACTGGCCACAGTTTCCGATCTCGAGCTTTTTAGTCGAATGGCGGCTAATATGCCAATCAATAAGCTTGATAAACTTCCTTCCGGAGCAAAGATTAATTTAAACGATAGCGTTAATCTAGATACTGATTCCAACGGTGTTGCGTTGACTACCGGGTACTTAACTCCCTCTCAATACTGGAACGGTACTGCGTACCCTGGTGCAGGAAGTACGGCGGATAATTTACCGAACACGTTTATAACCTCGTTGACCGAAGGCTACAAGGGTTACGCGACCCTTCAACCCCTCGACGACCTGCTCCGCCCCGGTCTTGCCTCACTCGTATCTCTTGCCGACATTAACGACCTTCGAAACGTCTCTCGCTCTGTTTCCGGTCTTGGAACCATCAGTACGGCCAAGGATCTTACTGGCCTTGGTCGATTCAGTATAGCGGATGAGGCAATGTACAACCTTGACCTGGCGGAGATTATTGTCGAACGAAACGGTTACACGGTTTACGACCCGCTGACTGATTCGAATGGTGATTTTATTGATCCGGCGAACGTACCAGATTACGATGGTGTTAATGCCGACTCTGGATTACCTTATTCTTCCCGCATCCGCTCAAGCACATTTTAATCATGGCTACAGAAATTTTTGGTCCGTTATTACCGTTACAGCTTGATAGTCGGAATGTAAACGACCTTGTCCGAGCGATACAGTCACGGATTCATATTGAATCGGGTGGACAGTTAACTGATTTTACGCCCGCCTCTCCTCTAGCCGCTATCAGTGAAGGTCAAGGATTCGCACAAGCGGAATTACTTTATTACCTTAACGCGTTGCCGGAAGCAGTGACGATTCAATGGCTGAGGAGTCTAGGTATCCAGAGACGTATTGGGTCCAGAGCGACAGTTAATATAACCTTTAACCGTGTACCTGGGTACAGTCGACCAGTAACAATCCCATCAGGGACTAAGGTGTACGCGAATGGCGGTCAAGTCTACACCCTACTCGACCAAGTTCGGATGACTGGGTCAAGCGCAACTGTCGCCGCGCAGTCGGAGAGATGGGGAAGCGTCTATAATGTGCCTTCCGGTTCAATCGGTCGCATCGAGCGTAACTTTATGGGTTTGGATACCCTTACGAATAACGAGCCGGCGGCCGGCGGTACAGACCTTGAAACCGTGGACGAAATGAAGTTCCGCGCGTTTGAACTATTCGGTCGGAGAAACCTGACCTCACGTTCCGATTTTGAAGGCGAAGTTGCTTCTATCGCTCCCGAAGCAACCCTGGTCAAGGTGATGAACTACGAGGAGAGATTTGGTACCGACTCACGTGGTGTATTTGTTATTGCCGGTAGAGATGATGGATCGGCTCTGAGCACGACAACACAATCACTATTGCTGACTTCGTTGCGTGATAGAGTACCTTTGGATGTTAAGATCTACCTCGCTCCGCCGACTGTCATTCCGGTCGAAGCGGTAGTCAGTGTGCTTTGGGATCCCAGAGCTACAACTACATTCACTGATACGCTTGCCGAACAGATCCGCACTTTACTTAACGACCTCATATATCCATCCACCATCGGATTAGGCAACGATCTCTCCGTATCTACGGTTTTACGTGAAACCCTTGCGCTCGACTTTGTAAACGACGTCTCTATTCTAGACCTCAAGCAAATGGCTCTCGATCCAACTGTTACCGGTGCGACAGACGGGTTGTGTGGCAGATTTTTGGGAACAGAAGACGAAACCGCGGGAACATGTACGTACGAGTATTCTCAGGTTGTTGCAAAGACGTCAACCGAACCCTTAAAAATCCCCGATTCGACATCGGGCTTTAGACTTTACCGTGCAGTCGTATCGCTGACGTCGGTTGTAGATTTTAGCACACTAACGTACACTTACGGGGCTGAATATGATATCGTCTAATAGCACTTGGGACAGAGAAAATAGCAAGAAGTCCGTATCGCCAGCATTCATATACGGACGCAGCAAGGTTACCTACGAGTTCCCGAACCGACGTTCGACTAAAATTTTTAGCCATAAGCTAGGAAACATAACATTCCGAGACGGATTAGCCAACGACTTGGAAACAAGCCGTAACGACCTTATCACGAATCTCTACGGGACTAGAGATGTTGGCGGATATGTATACAAGTCAGTGTCTCATGTCCATATCGTTTCAACACTCATCGGTAGCGATCTCACCGTTCTCGGCCATGGCGTACCGGTCAAAAGTGGCTGGGAAAACTGTGCAATGGTAGGGACAGATTGTGAGGAGGGCGAAAGCGATACTAAATGTGAGGTTGGAAAATGTCGGATAGGGACATTGACAAGGATGTCTGGAGACAAGTGGCGTTACGACTCACTTACTGTACCAGGACTGTATTACTTTGTGTTTGGAAAAGAATCAATCACTCTACGCAGCGTAACAAAGGGCAAATTTACACTTCCGGCAGGCATAGGAACAGTTAACGTGCCGCGTATTGCAAGCATTCCGGCAACAGTATACTTACCCCCCGCTACCTACTCCACCGAAACATTCACAAGACGAGTAATAACAAAGTTGAATAGTGACGGTTCGGTGAGGTCGCTTACAGATTCGGTCGATAACTTTCTCAGGGTGTTATTAGACGGGTATTACGCAGAAGTCCGGGTAGAGGTAAAAGTTAAAAACAATTTGCTCGAGACTTTAAAATCTCAATTGTCCACTATCTGGCACGAAGCTGCATCTGGTGCTATCGAATCCGTTTGGTCGCAACGATATGCTGGTACTGATATGACAAATAGGGAGTTTGGTATTCAGGCGTATTCAGCGTTAACGAGCTTGTACGGCCAGGGACTTCAAGTGATGTTAAGTGGAATTCGAGGTTCAAAGGTGAGTGTCGACGGATCGATCGGGCGTCCGGTATATGGTCGTTTGCCCGGTGTATCAGGGTCGTACAACGACGAGTCAAAGGATACAGTTGCAAAGTGGTTAACGGCCGGATCAGACGATTTGTTGTCAGGAACCAAAACGGTACTTGATAATTTTTATCGTACTTATCTTGATTCCGAAACATGCTATCCGCTCAATCTTGATTGGCTGGCTCAGCACTTAGGGTTTGTCGGAGGATTATGGAACCTTGAGTGGCCGACGGAAGTAAAGCGTATTTTGCTTGCTAACGCACACGTAAATAGAGTTACCGGATCAATGTGGACACAAAATCCTGAACTGGATACACTACGTAAAACTGATTTTTCTAAAATTGAGAGAGTATCAGTGAATACAGGGACTGGCGTGGTATCCACTGCCTACCGGTATGCGTCTAAATCTTTTAACAGTAATACCGATCTCACTTCGTTAACTACGTATAGCAATCTTATCATCGATGTAAGTAGATGGCAAGGAATATTTCCTTCCAGGGGAAATTTAACAACACTGCTATTTATGTTCTGGACGTTAGGAATCAAAGCCCATAGTCCGGAAGAGCTAAAATACTCTGATAATTCATATTTCGTCCGTAGCGGTCTCAGGGACCGAGAAATTACCGCACCAGTTAATACTCCATACATGGTAGATGTTTTACGAGTAGGTGATGACGTCGACGCGGAGACTGGTAATTACCCGAATCAATTGATCGCGGATATTGGAACGTGTCAAGACGAGCTGTCAGCGAATACTGTTATCGTCCGTATGCCGTTTTACTACAATCGAAATGGGAGAAGCTGGGACGCAGCGAGACAAATCCTGGACAATTATATGCCCAATACGGCGATAAATAGGATACAATATGCGTATGCGGTAGCTGATCTACTAGTTGCCGATGATGTGTTTTTTGAACCGGTCAATGCATGAAAAAAGATAATCCGTTTATTCCTATGGCCATATTGGCCGAAGCGCAGAGACGCACGGTCGAAGTTCTAGGAGTACCCTACGCTGACCCGTTTAACGAGGAAGGAGTTATTGTTGACGTAAACGATCCGAAGAAACTCGGACGTGTCAAAGTAACAACCAACGACGACATCACTTCGGACTGGATACCAGTAAACGGATCGAACAGTGGTGTGCTAAGTGCGAGATATTTGGGCGCTAAAGTGTTGGTTGGAAAGACTAATGGACGATCAGAAAATATGTATGTTATTGGAGTGTCTCGCACCGACCCGGAGATTGGTATTACAGGCAATCCAGTACAGTTACCAATTCTCGACGAGAGTGTTGGCGGAAAGTCGGATGACATCGGCATGAAATGCAATGCTGGAAACAGTGGCCGGATGTATATCCTGAGCAACGAGATGAATCAAGATGTCGTGGTGTGCTTACGTCGAACCAGTAAGCAGGTGGGAAGTAGTAGCGCCTGGTCATGGAAGTCGGTGACCAGTGGATTGTGGGTCGAAAAGGGTATAAACCCTGGCAACAGTAGCACTCCGGCGATTAACCAGGCGCAAGTGCGAAACCCTGGTATCCCGGAGTGTACAGAGGCATCTCTAGGAGAAGTACATGAGTTTACTGAAGATCGGGGATTCCGTACAACTACCATTGTGTGTAGACGAGATGAAAATAAAAATTTTTCCTGGATGCCATTAAGTGCACCGCCGGTATTCTTTCGTTCAGCGTTGCCAAAGTGTACAGAAACGGTTCATGGCATGGAGGCCGTAATAGATGATGGAAATAATTCGGAATTTTTGGTATGTCAGAGGTATCAAGGATTATTGCGGTGGGTGCGTCAGGGCAGTCGCATTCCGCATAAATTTTACAGCAAAGAGAAGCCGCTAAGCCGGATTCAGTTCACTAGCACGTTTAATGACATCAAGGCGTTAGAAGAAAATCAGCAACTTAGTGAGAACGACAAATGGCAACAAGCAGCGGACATTATCGACGCTGCTTTGGACGAGACTGTAAAATCTATACCTTTGACTGGCACCGATCCGAAACTCAAAGAGTTGTTGAAGCTTGCCAACCTCGTACCTGATACGGCATTTGACGGTGCACAGGTCTTAAAACGAGTGGCGAGTGAGAGTCTACGTAAACGGACCGGACTCCCAATCGAATCTATTACAAGGATCATTGCGGATGACCTGAATAGAGATGGTGAGCTATCGCTTGATAGCCGGCAAGCGTTAACAGCCATAGGGAAAACAGTCGATATTTTGGTAAACGGTACGGCGGATGGGAATATCGACGCCGCGTTACTACAAATCGGACGGACTGGTCTCCAAAGTGCGTTGTTGTCGCTTGAGCCCAGAGCCGCCTCTGTTATGACAGCGTTGATGGGTAGCGGTATTGGCGGTGCGGTAGATGCGGCGGTGGCGATAGGCCTGGACCAACTACCACCGGAGGTTAATAAGTATGCCGGTCCGGTAATCAATATTGCCAAAGACCTGCTAACATCGAAATATCCAGCTAGCTTGGGAAACATCCTTAACTCCGCCGCAGGTGGCGGTCTTCTCAGCGCGGTGAGTGGGACGATTAACAATGCAGTGGGAAGTGGAATTGTTTCACCGCAACTGCTTGGGACGTTAGCGACCGGATTAACGGATGGGAGTTTGGGCGATATTCCGAGGCTATTCGGCTCTCTCAGCAATCTAGACTCGATTGTAAAAACGCCAGCGAGTTTAGGGTCTTTGCCCGTGCTAGCTACTACCGCTCTTGGGTTAGTCGGACAAGCCGGAGCGATGAAAGACCTGTTAGGTAGTGGAGGTATCGGCCTCGATAATCTTAATGATCTGATCGGGAACGGATTTAATGCCGCGTCGACGATTGTTAGCGGGGTAAAGGGGTTGGCTTCTGTTTTAGGTGGAGGGGCAAGCGGTCTTGGTTGCCCGTGCGATCCAAAATGCCGTAAAATTGCACATGGGGAGGATAGCGATGGGAATAACCTCGTCGAAAAGTGCGGTGCAATGACAGCGAATAATGCGAATTCCTACTCTCCTACCGGTAATCCTCTACAGAATAATTTCGGACCGATTGCGTTGGATCTTGGCCTAAAGGCGACAGAGGTTGGTGCGGAGTTAATTCCGAAAAACATTCGAGATCTTACCGGTTACATAAAAACCGTAGCGCGGGCTAAAGATATGGCAGAGAAGTTCTTTAGTTCCCGTAACGCGGACGAAGTTGAGAAAATTTCCGAGCTTGCATATACGCTTGAGGCGGTAGAAAAAGGTCTAAAAACTGCCGACAACAACATTACTCGTGTTGAATCAGTTGAAAAGAAACTTATCGACTCGATGTATGATATGCTAGAAGCGATTGTATACAATCGAAAAGGGACTGGTCGTGGGACGGCGATTATTCCGAACTTGATACGAGATGTAAGGGAAAATTCTCAAGCAGTAAAGGATTTGTACAAGTTTGTTGAAAAGCTTGATAGCGTTAAAGACGGAGGTACCGCCGGTGTTACTGTTACCGAGCGTATCGCTCGCGCGTTTCAAAATATTCCAGATCTCCAGGCGCTTAATCGACTAAATCGTCAAGAGGCATTGAGGGTACTGAGAAAAGGGATTACTCCAGCGTACAGAGAATGGAAGACTATGAATCCGTTAGGTGGTGGTGGCTTGGGGAGTTACGGTCCTCCCTTACCGGATCCTTACGATAACGAACGGACATTATTCAATCGTGATCGGATTTTGGCGATTTCGCTAGAGTCTAAATTAGCTGATGACAACGGACCACCAGATGACGAGACATTGCTCGATTCTGTATTGTCACCTGAGCAAACGCAACTCCTTAAATCGATATCGGGCATGGGTGAGGAGGCTACAAAGGTTGGTAGTAACATTCTTAATGGAAACAGTGAACTAGGTAGTATTATCCCAACCGCCGCAAGCGACGGTGAAAGCACGTTATACGATGTGATCGTTGGCAGAGAGGGGCAAACGAATTGTGAATAAAGCGGAGATGGCAAAAGAAAAGGCGTTAGTCTTAAAAATGACGAGCCACATCACCGATCTTAGCCCTGAGGAAAAGAAAGAATTGCTTCGGCTTCGTTGCCGTACCGAGTTCGTTACATTTGCAAAATACATTACTCGCGAAGTATCTAGCAGCGGGACATTCGTACCGTACAAAGTTCACGAGCTTATCTGTCACTACGTGCAGAATATTTGTGATGGCAACGCAGACTACCGAAGAACCGTAATCTCTTTACCTCCAAGAACTGGAAAGTCTATGCTACTCAGTAAATTAATGCCGAGTTGGCAGCTAGGCAGATCGCCCACAGCTCAAATGATCATGGCGTCGTACGCGTTGAAACTGTCCCAGGAGAACTCCCGAGCGATATTAGCATATGCGACTAGTGAAGCGTTTCAATGGATATTTCCGGAGTGCCTTGTATTAGAAAAGAACTCGAATCTAAAGACGATACGGTCAGAGCAGGGTGGTTTAATCATGTCTGCGTCGGCTGGTGGTGGTGTAACCGGATTCGGGTACGGAGTTATCAGTGAGGATGATCTTCCTGGTATCGGGATCCTCGACGACCTTCTAGAAGACGGTAATAGTGCGCAAGTCCTTGAAAGCACTTTTTCCTGGGCCACAACGCAGTTTTTAACTAGAGGTCTCCCCAACAACTGTGTGGCAAGTATTGGCACAAGATTTCACAAAGAAGATGTGTCTGGGAGGTTAATTTCCAGCGACCCTGATGGGTGGAAACAACTTAACGTTCCGGCCTTGTGTGTCGACGAGGAGACCGACCCGTTAAGTCGTAAGCTTGGAGAATCTCATTGGCCAGAATTTTTTCCCATTCACGCTCTCGAATCAATTAAAAAACAAGACGAGAAAACCTTTGAAGTACTGTATCAGGGGAATCCTAAAGGGGAAAGCGGAGCGATTTATAAGGATTTTTGGTTTGAGTATCACGATAAAAATCGGGAGAACTACGAGTATGTATATGCAACTGCGGATACAGCATTGAAAAAGGGTCAGGAGAACGATGCGTCGGTAATCTGTGTGTTTGGGGTAGTCAAGAAAACCCGCAAACTCCACCTCCTCCATGTGTACCAGGAGCGAATGGAGTTTCCCGAACTCCTCAAGGCGTTGCCGCTATGGATGAAGACTTGGAAGGTGAGAGCGTTGTATATCGAGGCGCGGGCGTCAGGGTTGCCACTTATTCAAATGCTTCGTAAGGAGATCCAGATTCCGGTTAAGGAGGTCATCCCGGTCAAGGATAAGGTTCTCCGGGCGAACGAGGTTGCTCCGGTAGCTGAGGATGGTAGGGTCTCAATTTACTCAGGTATCCCGGACCTTGGTAGCCTGATGTCCGAATTGACCGCGTTTCCGTATACCAAACATGACGACTTTGTTGATTCGTTCTGTAGTGGTTTAAAGGTCTATCGCGATGAGATTATGGGGTCGGCTAAGGCTGCACACGGTGGTAGTCGGATCCACTTACCGACTACTAATTATAGTGGCGGACAGCAACGACTTACCAGCCGGCTTGGTCGCGGATCAGTTAATACGTCGTACTTGTGACATTTTTGTGCTATAATACATATGTATTCGTTTTTAACGGAGAAAAATGACATCGGAATTTAAGTACCGGACAGTGTTTTTTACGATGCCTGGCTGTGCGGCATGCGAAGCTATGAAGCCGATTTGGGCTAAAGTGGCTGGTGAAGTAGCCGAAGAGTATCCAGAGCTCCGGGTGGGTTGGGGAGAATACGACGTTCTAGACGATAACTGGGAATTTTTAGAGTCGCTTGTCCCTGGGACATCTGGTCAAGGGACCCCGGAGTTCGCCGTCTTTGACGATGAATGTGAACTCATTGCATTTAACGGTGATGGCATTATGGCCGCTAGCCAACTCAAAGACTTTATTATCTCATCCATCCATGGAGCTTAATTCGAGACGGAGGGGCAAGAGATCGGAGTACGAGGTTACTCGCGATCGGCATATTCGTGAGAATATGTGGAAAGCGGCTCATGCGGCGAGAAAAGTCGCAACGTTTAGTGGTTTACCGTTTGAAGAGTTGAGATCGGTAGCGTTAGAGGCGATGGTGAAACTGTATGACAAATGGGATCCGAGCAAGGCGAATTTTAGTACTTGGCTCAATCGGTCTATGACGTTTCAGATTCTTAATTATCTTCGTGACAGTTCACGAATGATCAAGATGCCGAGATCATATGCTGACGCATATATGAAGATTCGGAAAATCATTGGCGCGAATCCGGAAATCAGCGATGACGACGTTGCCGAACAAACTGGTCTTGATCCGATTCTGATCCGTGAAACCCGTAACGCGTATCAGGTTACGTATCAGGAGGTAAACGAAGACACCGAGATGCCGATTGATGATGATGACCCGGATCCTGATAGTATTAAGAAGATGCTAACGGATTACAGCGGGACGCTAGAACGGTTATCTGATTTACCAGAAAAGGAATACAACTTCCTAGTCGATGTATATATCCATAAACGTGCATTATCGACTATCGCGAAGAAGAATCCGGGAGTTTGTACTCATGAAAAGATTCGAGAACGTACGGATGAAATACTACGTAAGGTTCTGAGCGACGATGAGTACTAGACGTTATGTGACCGTATGCGGTCAAGAGTATAACAAAAAAGGGTTCGCGGCTAAGTGGAGTGCGATGGTGGCTGGCTATGAGGCTGGTGTCACCTTGATCCCTGCCGACACCTCTTTCGTTAACGACATCTTGCTTCGGATTCCTCGCTTCGCTAGGGTGTTGGCCCGAGGACGAGTATCGTACAAGGTTGTCAACCAGACGTTTAACGGGAAACGGGTCAAAGGTATCGTACTTGTGACACCGAATTCTGGCTACGAGGTGTGGGTGGGTAAGCAGGTAGTGGTGAAGGCGATGTTTCCGCCGATTAATGCGCCCGATCCGTCGAAGGAAAATCGCAGGAACGTCTTACGTGCGTTGCGAGGGGTCATTGAACCGCAGATCGCAGAATATCGTAAACGGTTTAAGGGGCAATCGGTTGTCAAATCGTCGTTAACTGGTAAGCCGATATTCGGCGCTTACCATATCGACCATGTATATCCGTTTATTCGTCTGGTTGAGGAGTGGTGCAGGGAGAAGGGAGTGGACCTGGAGACGTTAAAAGTGAAGTGCATAGGCACAATATGCCGACTCGAATCCGTAGACCTCGCCGAATCCTGGTTCGATTACCATGCGTTACACGCGGAGTTTCAAGTCCTCGACGCGGCGGAGAATGTATCAAAGGGAGCCCGATATTTCGGGAGACCGAAAAATTCTATCGAAGATTCGTGACGCTTCGATAGCCAAGATTTCGTTGATTTCGGGGGAGTCGGATTGAGCCCGGTTCAACCATGGGCGGTTGGGGTCGCGAGCCTTAGTGTACCCCGACACTGTCGCATATACCTGCATCGGTTTTCTGCCCACTAACGATTCCGACTGGCCGCCGTAACGAGATTGAAGGTAACGGATAACAGGGGAGTCAGGTCCCTGCCTCTCAAGTTCGACTTCGAGGGATTTTAACGAACTCTGCAGGGAATCGAATAGCTGTTCTCCGTAGTTACCGCTATCTATCTCGACTGTCGCTGCTTCAATCGACTTAACGTACTGGGAGATGTTATGGGTGAGTTCGCGACTATATCCTTCTGCGACAGTGCGTAGAAACTCTGCCCGGACCGATTCGGCGATTTGAGATACCGCTTCGCGTTTAGCGATTTGCTTAGCGGAATCTTCAATTATGTCGCGTATAAACAACCCGAGCAACGACTTAATTATCATTAGTCGTTAATTCGCTGGCATTTAAGCCCCGGGTATATCTTTGCTGCTTGCTGTGAACGTTCAGGGATTGCACCTTTACCTCTTTCATAGTATTCATTCCATAACGATGCAGCTTCCTCCGGAGATTTAGCAGCATTCATTGCTGCAACTATACCAGGCTTTACATCTTTACCCTCTTTAATTTCTTTTACCATAAACTGCATTTCACAATCTAAAGTGCTCTGGCTTCCACAGGCTTTTCTAATTCCGTCTTTACGTGTATAGCACCACTGAGCTATACCATAACCAGGAGTACCATCCTGTGTACAGCCAGCCCCAGGGTTTGGTAGATTATGTCTATTAGCTCGTATTCCAGATTCCTCCTGAAAATTTCCTAGTACACCAGCATAAGCGTAGGGATTTGTAATACCAACCGACCTTAACGCCCCCATTACCTGATTCATGGTCGATGTAGAAGCTTTGAGATAATCCCCTTCGTAATTACATTGTGATGCCGGAAAACTCCCGGTTACACTCGCACCGATTCCTGCCCGGTTGAAATACTCCTGGAACCTTTGTGCTTCAGAACATAGAACTTCACATGACGATTGCGTTTCATTATATTTCCAGCACAAATCTCCCAATGACCGGATATACCCGTAGTAATCGTTTGTTTTTTCAAATTCGCCCGTGAGTTTAAACGACTGCACGTACTCCTCAAACGTCGGAACTTTAATTTGCGAGGTTATATTACCCCAGTCTGATATACCGGTGATTCCGACTCGTAAATCTCCTTGGCTCCAGTTGTATCGTACATTTTTAACAAACCATTTGGAGAACCGGCCAGCTATCCAGATTCCCGGATCGATTTCAGCCGGCCGCCCTTGCTCCACCCACTCATCGTAGCGGGTAATAAGGGATAAGATCGTACGACCAGGGATGATGCGTAATGCTCGTGGGACGCCACGAAACTCTGTAGAAACTTCAGCACCTATTGGTGCCGGTCCACTTTGTACACCACGACCGTAACGGGAACCGTTGCCGACAGTATTGGTCTTTACTTTATTCAAAGCTTCATCTTGGAGGTGAGCCAGAAGAATATATTTACCGTCCGGTCTTTTTACTTCAACTGCATTACCATAACCCTCGTAACCTGAGCTCCCATTTTGTAATACTTTGGTGATTACAGCACCTCCGGTAACTGATACCTCTTGCCCATTAATAGATTCACCCGCCGGACCTGGCCCTGAGAAATCTAACCCAGCATGCAGTTTTCCATTTCTTGGGCCATAGCGCGAGTAAACCCCCCATTTACTGGCAGGAATTCCTCCTATTAAAATATATGGATCGATGTCTGAAATCTCATTCAATGGTTCTCCTTTGGCTAAAGGTGATGAACGTATTTCAGCATGTAGGTGTGGGCCTGTACTGTCACCGGTGTTTCCTACTCTTCCTGCGAATTGATCTCCGGATTGTCCCGGAGAAGTCGGTCCACTAGGACTATTGCTTTCCGTTTTGCTAAGGCCGATGTTCTTGAGCTCCTCATCCGTCAGCGCTTTCGCTGGTACCGCATACGACCAAACAATGGCGGGAGACACAGTGATAACATCGGAGTTATTGGTATTCAAGATATAAAATCGAACAAACTCCGGCTTATCTGCTGTCGCCGTACCGATCTGCTCGTTAATTTTTACCTCCGTCCCAACTACGAGTTTGTCTTCTATTTTTGTTAGATTTTGCGTTTCCTGGTAAATCGCTTTGTTCCGACAGTCCTTTTTATCTTTTTTACAAAAACGAAGAAAATAGTTCGTACCGATAACCACCCTACCACTATCTTTTGATGTTCCTGTCGTTATTCTGCCATCCAGCATCGCAATCGGTTTCTCACCATTCACACCAATACCATACATATTCGTGCTTTGACGACGCTCGGTCGTAACTTCGGGACCGTTTTCTCTCCAGACAAATCCGCTAGAAGATAGACTATCGCTGTAACGCTTGGTTAACTGAGTAAATTGGGGATCAAAATCAGTCAGATTCGTCTTCGCGTTCTTCAGTTTTTCTTTACGAGTATTAGGGTAAATGTTATCAAGAACGTATTTTTCATTTTCTCCCAAGCTCGCCCGATCGTATTCAAATCCAAGACCTAGTTGAGTTTGATATTGGTAGTTTTGATTAAAAACGCTCGGATCTACTTGACCGGTGATACTATAGCCCTCGTACAACCCTTTGCCGAGATAGAATACCGAGCAGCCCTGGTTTAAGTTCGCTCGCGTACATATGGAGATCTTTTTCGCGTATTCCTTTATCGGAAGAGTCAGCATGTTACCGCCAACACTACTGAGATATTTCCGTATTACCTCTTCCGCCGTTACCCCTTTCTCCTTAAACGACTTCGGCATAACGTAACGCTTCGTATCCGCCTGAGTCGGATCGTTACAAAACGAGACGTTATAGTCGTAGTCGTTTATAATCTTTTCGAGGTTTTCTTCGAGCGTTTTGTTTTCCTCGAGTTGATAGTTGACTAGATTCTGGTTGAACGTTACGGTTTGCGGGTCAACACCCATTAACGAAACTCTCGGATACGAATTTCCATGTTCAATATTGAACGACTGCAGACGAAAATACGTGTCAAGTCCGAATCGAGTTCCCGCCACTTCATACCATAATTTAATCAAGATGTGGGCGAAATCTCCGAATCCGCCAGTACGGAGGCGAGGATCGTCAATTTCGAGGAATGGGAAGCATTTACCGGATGATGGATCCTCTCCGTCTTTACATGCCGGCAACATGATATGGTTTGCTGCTGCCGCCGACATACTACTATACGCAGCAGCGGAATCAAAAAGGGCTGCCCAGGCGACACCGGTTAAGTACGGATCGGTCAGTGTAACATTCGCTGTTGAACCCATCAACGCACTGACGAACTGAGTTGCCTCAGTCGTACCCTGCATGTTTAGGCTTGCAGCGTTTGGTGACCAAACTAGGTTTAGCGACGCATTCGCTACCTGCTTTTCGCTAAAAATGATGACACGTGAACTGCCATACGGCCTGTACCCAACTACGCATTTACAGCGGTACAGGCCGGACATCGGTTTCGTTTGCTATCAACCTACGCTAGTGACAGTCGCAGTGCCACCAGATCCTGTAGAGGACCCCTGACCTGAAACGCTACTGTCGATAGTCAAGGTGACCACGTCACCTACAGCGAAACCATTACCAGCATCAGTGATTGCGGTAATGGTGGTAATAACACCACTGGCAATGGTCGCTTCGATTGTGGCTGCGGCGTACTGGGCAGGGTCGGTCCGATCGCCTAGGGCCAGGGTGGCTAGGAATACGACATTGGCCTGGTTGTTGTCTGTGCCGTCAATTGTATAGCCGCTACCGCCACTTCCCAGTGTCAAAGTTAGAATCGGACCGACGGGGGTGACATTATCAATGATATCAGATAACGTAACGCTAAGAGCATAAACCGCAACCATGAAATGGTATCCTCTTTCACCAGCGATACCGACATAACGGGTGACGTTTACAAGCTGATTGTTAAGTGTAACATCATATGGGTTTGTAGGTACATCGGGGTTATTGACCAGTGCATCGACAATAAGCTCCAGGACACCGTAAGCAAATTTTCTTGATTCGAAACCCATGCTCGGACCACAACCGATAAACTTATTAAGTAGCGCGGTACGGGCGGCCGGTGTATTAGAACCGGTATTGTATTCTAGTACGAGCTTGTTAGCAAGTACAGTGGTCAAAAAAGTTTGCAGTTCTAGTTTATAATTGAACTGGATGCCTACTAGTTTTTTAAGCGTTGCGGACATTGGGAATTTACCCGTTAACTATGATCTCTCATATAGCTTTCAACGGGATGGGTCAAGCTGTGCAAGTCCACCCCTTGTGCTGATTACTTTTCAGATTGGCAACTTGGCTCAAACATGACCTCTTTAATTTTTGATCTGGAAACATTTTTGCTAACTCGGCACAGGATTTTTGAAGCACTTGCCCATGGACCGGGTGGTGCCAATCTCTAGAAATATTCCCCTTGTGTCTTTTCGAAGAGTTTTTATTTTCTAAAAGTCTCCAACCCTTATAGTGAAAGAGTTTATGATTAGCGACGAGACTGAGAGCACTAGAAAAAAGTCTTTTTTCTGGAAACATGTTAATTAGATCTGTCAAAGACTTTTGCAATATGGCTCCGTGAACAGGGTGAAACCAGTCTCTTGGCTTGTAAAACGGACTTTTTTCTCCTCGGCGATTAATTTTTCTTTGAGACTCAGACATTTTTCTTTTAGAAGAGTCTGTATGCTTTTTACCAGTCATATGGTTTTTCTCTCCTAGCAAAGCTTCAGATATTTTACGTTTATTTTCCTCTGTGTGTTTTTTCCCATACATTGGGTTGTTTTCCCCAGACAACGCGATTGAAATTCTCTTTCTGTGCTGTTTTGATTTAGTTTTACCTTTACGTGTTTTAGACATCTTTTTTCTGGCATCCTCTGAACAGGTTTTCCCTGTAGAATCAAAGTAAAATCCTGTTGAAGTTGCACGAGATTTGTTGGCAAAAATAGGATTTTTAGCTACATTGTTTACTCTGTGTAACTCTATTTCATTCTGCAAGGCTTCCTCTCTCGATGAATAAACTTCTAGGATTGCTTTACCTATAGGTTTAAAGGATACATCTGTATATGATCCCAGATATGGATCTGTTTCAGGGGTCTTATCAGCAGGGCATTTTCTATACCCTATATATAATCTACCAAATGGATCAAAGGATACATAGGTATACCAAATACTTTCTTTAGACCGCATAGTTTTTAAATTAGTCGGATCTTTAAAAGATTTCCTGTACGATACATCCCACCCACCGGCACGGCTGGTGTTGCCGCTGCTGCGGCAGCGTCATCAACAAAATCCCGGAGACCTGTGAAATCGATACGGGAAAACGCCACAGCGGTTGTGCCGTTTACGGTACGGGCGATACCATCCGCGCCAACGTAGTAAAGTGATTGAGCCGGTTCGTTAAGAAATAATTCTCCCCGTTTCGCTGCGCTCGCATTGTTGTTGTACAGTCCCTGTACGTATTGTTGGTTATGGGTGACGTCAGCGGTAAACCGGACGCCCCAACGGGGGAGTGGGACAGGCATGGGCGGCAGGGTGGGTACTTCTACCTTGCTTTCAACGGGCAAAAGTCGTAGGATATGGTCTCTATGCTAACGGATCCATGGAAACGATTATTGTTCTTGGTGCGGACCGGGTTGGTAAAACCACGGTAATAAGAAATACAAGCGAACAGCTTAAGGGGTACGGATCAACTATTACAATCGCACACTTCGGTGCGGTGAACTCGAAATCCCACTCACCTGTCCAGCAGTTCACTGACTTTATCGGGTCGTACGACAACCGTGCATGTGATTTTCTCATTTTTGACCGGTTTGTCTCTGATACATTGTTCTATGAACCGTATCGGTATCAGCTTCCACCTATCCCCCATGCCTATGCGAGCGAGGTGGAATCGATGCTGATTGAGGTGTCAGAACGTCTAGATATCGTGCTAATTAACCATGCCTGGAACGATGACATGGTAGAACGACATAGAGATGAAATTGTCGCTGAGAATCCTGGCTGTACAAGTTACTGGATAAATGCGCAACTAGAAAAACGACGTGCTGAGCACGAAGCGTATTACGAGTTTACACGCAACTATTTAAGCAATACGACAATCGTTCCCCAAAGTTCTGTTCATTACCTTGACGGTGACCTGTACAGTGATGATATCAATTTATCATATTGCGACGGACTCGAAATCCCCTAAATTCGTTGAAAGCAGTATAGGAAGGACAGATCAGTGTGATTCACGACCTGCCAAAATTCCCATGGGCGTACGTACACATTGTGTGCTGCGCCCATTTTTTGTATCTACACCAATTACATGGCCAAAGCACGGACGCGGAGAGAAAAGGTAACCGAGGCATCGGTACCCGGATACGATGAAATCGCGTATGGGATCCCTGCGACACGGGGTGACGGGCTTCACCCCGTCCACCCTATGAACGATAGCCAAAAGGAAGCGATGGACCATTTAAGGAATAAGACTCTAACTATTCTTACCGGCCCACCTGGAACCGCGAAAACGTTGTTATCAGTTTACGTCGCATGTGAACGGCTGCAAAAACGGCAAATCGATAAGATTTATTACATTAAGCCGATTGTCGATACGCCAGGTGAGAAGGGTATTGGATATTTGCCCGGATCAGAGATGGAAAAACTTGAACCTCACCTGGCCTCTTTGCGTGACGCATTGAGTGTGTTTATGGCAAAAGGAAAGGCGGACTATTTGGTTGATAAAAAAGTTATTGAGTTTCTGCCCATCGAACACCTACGCGGCCGGTCACTTCATCGTTGTATGATTATTGCCGACGAGATGCAGAATGCGACAAGCCATTCGGTTCTTACCATTCTCTCCCGTCTTGGTGACCATAGCACTATCGCGTTACTCGGAGATGTAATCCAACGTGATCTGGCCAACCGGTTTGGTAAAGACGGACTATCAGATGCCGCCCTACGACTATCTCACCTAAACGAATTTGTCGGCCATGTTGAATTCGGCATGAACGACATTGTACGGTCTGAATTTGTCCGCAACGTTATTTTGTCATATCGCGACCTTTACGAATCAAAGGCTGCGTAGCGGCAGAGGGAACGAAAAGGCCAGCCGTGAACATCCATCGGTCTACACACTGATTAGGATCAAACGGCCCCTTTGTCCAGTTTGGGATCTCACAAGCGGACAAAAATGCTAAACAAAATATAAGTTCTCCGGCCAAAAACCACACGCTCTCAAATATGCTAGTTTTGTTACCCATTACGTGTATCCCTCTACCCCGCTTTCAACGTTGAAAGCCATATAGAATAGTATATTGTCTGTAGCATGGCGACTCGTGTAGATAGGGCTTCTGGTCTTTCAACCCTTAACGAATCGAGTCTGCTTAGGAGATTTAGACTCCGGTCGCCTAGAAAAGAAGGCGAAGCTAATTTTATTGGCCTAAAACGGTCAGAGGCGTTGGCTGATATCGACGATCCGGCTAAAGCCCTGAATAATTTGCTAGGGAAAATCTCTCTGCTCGATGCGGCGGAGCGTAATTTGTACAACGGACCATACGATGCAGTAGATTGGAGTGTTACTAGGGACTTTATTGATGAGGAAATCGATAAACAGTTTTTACTTCCATTAGCCGGAGCGAGTATTGGTGGAGGGTCTTTAGGTAGTCAGGTATCCAGAACACCCAGGATCCGAATCGAAGACCGAATCAGTATCGCGAACTCGTTTGTGGGTGAAGGAAGCTACCCAGGTATCCATAGCGGTCCGGACGCCAGATTTTATCGCAATCCTCAACCTGTTAGACTAGGGTATATTAAGTTCAGTTTTTCTGGCAGTGCGGTAACGGTTAGCGTTTTAAAAAAACCTGATAAGACTACAAACCTACTAGTATCAGAAATCTTGGGCCAGTTGTCCAGTGTTGTTGTTGACTTATCCGGGTATGAAGTAACTAATGAGGTAGTAAATCTATCCGGATCAAATATTTCACTACGTCTTACGTCTGTCGGATCGGCTTGGGTGGTCGAGGAAGGACTAGAAGCGTTGACGAGTATCAGGAATATCCTGGGTACAACGCAATTCAACAGTACTTACTTTCTTTTAACTCGGCCGTATTCGATTATTAACTTGCCTGGGTGGTATACAGGAAGTCCAGGATCTAGCGAACCTGATAATATCGATCAGAATACGTCAGCCATGGTCTTACGGAGCGAGGCGGGTATTACGTATCCGTTTATCTCTCGTGGTTATTGGTATAGTCGTGGATACGTTGAGGGACGCTGGACGTCAACAGAACAAAGTCTAGTTGGAGGTAACAACGTTACCGAAGACTCTAATATGCGTTGGTTTAACAACCCTTCTCCACTTCGCGGCGAACAGTATAATTGGGGGGTTAGATGGGATGGATACTTGCGAATCGGACCTGGGACATATGGATTCCAAGTTCAGACAAATGTCGATGTAAAAATTGACATTGCTACAGGTGCAGTAAGCCCATACTGGGTAAACGTTTTTGATACAAAAAACAATTCGGCAAAAGAGTCGGAAGAGGTATATATTTCTAGCGCAACTTTTAACACAAATGGTGTCGATAGTCGGTTTAAATACATCACCGGTCCTGGAGTAAATGACTGGATAGGGTATGTCCCTATTACCATCCGTATGTTCCGTGGAGGCCCAGACAAAGCCGATAAAGGCATTAATATTCCTAACGAGCCAAACTTATTTATCAAAACCACAAATGTACCTAGCGTAGTCAATTACTACGCGGAAGATCACGTAGTTGTATTGTCTGGCACTGACGGGTCGTGGAATGTTACTGGTTCGACTATTGGTAGATTAATCACCATACTGCAGAACTCTAGTGCTTCTGTAAATTACAAATTAATCTCCAAAGGTACGAGTTTTCTGGTTACACCGGTAACCATAGCTTTGTCAACTAACGGGACAACAGTTACCAGTAGTACTACTGGACTTGTGGCAGATACTTATACCTTACGTATTTCTCCTAATCGTACCGGAGCGTTTACGGATAATTTAGTCGCATTATGGAAAGGACGTATAGCATCTCCTGGTCCTGGTCAAACGACTTACGCCAGCCTGGTAAACGGGACGTATAGCCCGGATGCACAAAAGCTGAATTTCGACTCGCGTCCGGATTGGTGGAAAATTACTGAAGGCCATCCGTTTGATCGTAGCGTGGCACTATCAGATCAAAATACCCCCCTAGACGGTATAGTCGCGAGCGGATTTCGTGGGGTTTTGAAGTCTGATGCTCCAGGAGTGGGTCTGTACGGGAACGGTGCGGATCCGGTTGTTTACAGTTCTCGTCCTAATATTATTCTTGGAGAGGGGAGGTATGAGGTAGGTGACGAAGTTGGCTCGAATTATATTGGACTATTACTCGAACCGAACGACTTAGGAGAAGGTGGAAAACTAATCGTTAACGCACTTCCAATCAACAATGCGACGTTTTCTGCTGCTAATAGGCTTGATGCGAACGATTTAGGAGGTGATCCAAATCACAAAACCGAGGCGTTTGATAATCTTACGCCGAAGGTTGCTAGGTTGTATTTGTGGAATCCCGCAACACCTGACGGCAACCAAAATAAATACTACCTGAGCAGCGATCTGACAACTATTTCCGCCTCCGACGATCCTACAACCCTTGGCTTGCCCGCATTCTCCTCCCCTGATTGGCTTTCCCCTATTACTGTCACAGCGACTTCTGTCGCAGATAATCTTGCATTTACTACTAATCCGCTTGGATTTGTCGCACCGTTAACTTTATCGGTAGAGAAAGTAACTGTGAACGTGGGTGGTACGGGTTATAATATCCTGGCGTTCTCAACAACTCTTCAATCGATTCTTATCGGTGGATCTGAAGTAGCATCGTTTAGTGGTAAATATGTCAAGTTTTACAATGAGACCGATCTGGCATTCCAGTACAGTCTGGTTGATACTGGAGAAAGCCTTTCTTTCTCCGATGTACTTAAACTTACTTATGATACAAATTTTAATGCGGCATTGAGTGAGATACCAAAACCACCATCAGATCGAGTTACACCGTTTGGCTTTGATCTACCAGAATATGGTGGCGGTCTTTGCTACCCGCCCTATGCAATTAATAACCCATTGCTGTCAAGCATAGCAATTAACGACTCGAACCTGTATAACTCAAAGCCAGTAGGAAACTACGATGTGTTTTGGGGAGACCATACGAAGAGTGACTTAGGGGGATATTCGCTAACTATAACTGAAAAACTCGAGTTCAGTTCAACAAATATTGCAAGTGTGGTCAGTATGTTGACTCCCACCGAACTATTAGATACCGCCCTTAATTCTTCAGACTATAGTCACCGTCTTCGCATTGACATTGCTCTTGACCCGGACCTGTATGATCCGGATCAGATTGAGCATATAGGCAATGGGGAAAAAGTTAAAGATTCGTACTATGCATATGTGCAGCTCGGTTAAATAGTAAGGATTTTTGCATCTTTAATTACTCCGTTGTCGGAGTAAGAAAATAGAGGCCAGGAGTCTACTATTCCTCGGATGTTGTAAGATACTGTTAGTGTACGGTGATAAACAAATCCCCCGTTATTGGGGCTTGCGGAGTTTGAAAGATTCTGTACCAGAGTTCCAAGTGTCGTATTAAATCCACGTACCGAATTCGTACTAACAGGCGTACCAGGTTTATAATACCCAGCACTAATACTGTACTTGTTATCTCCAGATTCTGAAGCGGATACGACTGAACCTGATGCGAATTTAGTCAGAATCGGGCTAAGGTAGTTTCGTCCACTTTGGCTAAAAAACGGCTTATCGTCTGTGCTGAATACGCGTTGATACTTTTCACCAGTATATAGCCATATTCCCGGCATTGCAACTCCGTCAATACGAACTTGGCCACGTTCATTTGTTTGATCGCGGAGGTCAAAGAATGTAATTGCGGGGTCGTCTATTACTCCGTCCGGGTCACGGAATATTACTCGGTAGTCGGATTGAACGTTTAGACCTTTAAATCGATTATACGTAAACCCAAGCTCTGTATCTTCTGACTGAATTTTTACGTTCTGTACAAACCTCGGCAGGCTGTTTTTTATAGCTTCGATAGAGTCAGAAATCGACCGTATGTTGCCAGATAAATTAGCTCCAGGCTCGTAACCACTGCCGTATTGATAAAACTGCGAGCGGCCGTCCAACTTATATAGCTGTACAAGGTTTTCGGAAGAGAGCGTGTCAAGGCGGCTAAGGCGAAGCCCGGGAGTAGAAAGGGCTGGGAAGGATTGAATAGAATCATAGACAGATCCTAAGTAAACCCAGTCGTCGGATTTTTCGTCGTATAGAAAAAATCCATCCTGGTTAGCCGATTTTACAGTGTATAGGTACCTTTCGTTTAACAGCAATGCGGAGTACCCCAAACTACCAGAGCTGTACGTACTGTGATGTAATGAGTTCGCTGTATACCGTAAACACTTGTCTTCTTCCGGATTGTCTTCAGGCCCGCATGCAGGGATGGGCTGTAAGTACTCTCCAGGTACGTAGCCAGTACCGCCAGACACTAAGATAACAGTACGGGATAACGTCCCATTTGCATTAACCGTGACTTGCGCTGTTGCATTAGACGCACCGGAACTTAACCCGAGCAGGTTAATAGTTACAGTGGCTGGATAGGAGAGTTCAGTGCCTGCTGGATTCTTGGCTTTGTACTGCGAACCGGAACTCGATACACTAAGGTTTACGATTTTATCCGTATCGGATATAAAAATTGGCGCACCGGTGGGAGGGTTAATTCCGCGCTGATCGAATAGTATGCCAGATATACGATCAAACCATATTTTATTTTCGCTAGAAAATGTGTAAGAGTCGGTTACAAAACGGGTCCGGAGTACTTCGTTACCGTTTCCGTCTTTAAATGGTTCGTTTACCAAACCACGTAATTGATTAGCTGAGATTAAACTCGCAGAGGATATGGTCGACTCTAGCCGGTTAGCATATGCAAAGAGGTTAATATCCTCCTGAATTTGCGGACCGTATAGTTTCTGTAACGCATCTGTTGCATTTAACCCGTCCTCAGACAGGTTATATTTAGTGTAAAGACCTGCGGACATTAGATTAGGGGTTTACTAGGTCAGCCGGATTATATCCGGCATCGATAATAGATTGGTAACGGGTAGTAGTGCTGCTGTTTACTGTAGCAACTACAGTTGGGTTAGTATTAGGAGACTGGTAGACAAATCCTAAATCAATTAAGATACCGCGTAGATTTTTATACAACAACGCGATGGGGTTTTCGGTTATTATTTGCGTTTTTTGGGTACGTATTTTGTAGTACGTTCCGCCGATTAATTCTCCGGGGATACGCACTGTCCTTGTACCAACGACGACACGACTGGTTGTTGTAACACCACTAGAACTGGTTGTTGTTTTTTCCTCATACACGTTAAACAGTTCGTCTCGATACAAGGAGGTTATTACATCGTTACCAGCAGAAACGGTAACCGGAAAGATTTCGTTTTGTGTGTAGTTAGAATACTTTCCACTAGCATCTAACTTGTTTAACGACAAACGGACTCTGCAGTTACTGAAACGTTGGGAAGAATCGATAGAGGAGATTTCAGATACTATATCCCGAATTGAATCAGTTGAAAGACTATTGCTTGAAAGGTCTACGGTAATTTTTCGTGAATTACCAGAAAATACTCTGCCCAACGACCCGATTACATATCCTGATATGCCATTTACGCTTAAGTCTAATGCCGAGTACGAATCGTCGCGAATTGAACCGAAACCGTTGCGAATGTTAAGAGTCCCAGATAGTTTACAATTCGATGCTCGGAATAGAAGCAGACTGCTAAATCCATTCTCAAACCACGTAGAAATATCATTAGTTTGGCGGGAAAAGTACAAGGGGGATGGTAAAGTACCAGAGATGTCCGAGTCAATTACTACACTTGTGTCGTAAACTGATACGACTCTGGAAACAACCGGACCGTTCGAAGACGTTCGAATTCCATCTCCAACCTGAACAAGCTGCCTAAAATTACTAGTACCAGTAAGGACGTAAACGTTATCGGCTGGGTCAGGCTGGGTTGAACGTGTAAGAGAGAGACCGGCAACTTCTGTTGGGGCATCAGTAGCACGGACAACTGAATCCCGTAGCCCTGGTACTGACCAGTCTGAACGGTACGTGGATGGTTGAGAGTTACTAATGTCTACTGTTTGTAAGTTGGTAGTCGAAGTTCCGGAGAAATTAGGCAGTAACGCTCCGCCGCCAGACGGATTCTGTGACCACAAGACCAGGTTTCTTACATCTCTCGCAAAGTAAAAATTTGACGTATTGATGCTAAGATTTCTGAGATCGTTAAAACTACAAGCGGCAGAATAGATATTGATTTCTTTGGTATCTGTTTCGTACTTTAATTTTAAAGGGAATATTGGGAACTTTCCAGTTAATCCGCTATACTGTGAATTAAAGGACGACAGGTTTACCAAGTTTACCAGATCTTTTTCTCTAAATCGATACGAGGGAGCGAAGTAACTAACCTCAAAAGAGGAAATTTTATGCTCACTACCCTCCGGACGAATTGAGGCGAAGTTCTCTGGGAGTAGGTAGTTAACCGTATTTGATACGACTGCACTAATTCCGTTACACGCTCCGATGCTAATTGATTCCAGTGCCCCAGTATCTAACGTAGTGCCTAGTTGTGGCATCGCCCCAGTTGTACCAGATCCGTATAGAGAGAGGGTGCGAAGTTTTGGAATGCGAAGCGGGGAGGCAGGAGTAGTAAACTGCGCACCTCCGGAGAAAGCAGCGTCAAGGGTGATTAGGTTTTCCCATGTGGAATTTTGAAGATTTATTGACAATCCGGAGCCGGTGTACACCATATTAATTCCCACAGTGTTGGTTCGCCATGCCGACCAGTTTTCACTAGGATTACCGATATAACCGGAGATATTGTTTGTTATAAAGTATTGGCCTCCTACATTAAAGTTTACGAACTTGTATTTAGATACATGACCACTGTTTGATGGGTTTGTTGAAGTACCGATATCAAGTAAGCTACCAGACGCACCAGAGGATTCTATATCGTAACTGAGTAAATTACCATTATTGTTCATTTTTGGTAGTGAACCAAAAAGAAATCTGTAGGATCGAGCTCTTTTTCTTGACCAAGACAGGTTTCTTAGATCTGGAAATACGTCATCGAAACGTGGGCTAAAGCCATAAAACCTGTCTCCGAGCGAAAGAGTATTTAGAGCGGAGAATTGTCGATAGTCAGTTTCAGCGGTGCGAGACTGATTAAGAACATACTTTTCAAATAATACGTCCGACCAGTCATCCCCGTCTTCGTTAACAATCGCACCGGTCTTCGGAATGGTTAGGTAGCTGATGCCTGTATATAGCGGGAATGAAAATGATGGTGTTGCCGAGCTATCCCTGTAGTCAAACCACCCCATTGGACCGCTGCGCCATGTATCCCCTGAACCAGATAAATCCAAAGTACGGAGTTTGTTGCCAAGGGTTTTAAGCCATAATGGCAGAACGGTCATCGATCCGCCAGACATTGTAAATATTTCTAAGTTATTAAAACCAATGAGTCCCAGATCTTTTCGATCGGGGAATTCGCGAACATCTATACCAGAAAATTCAATGCCTTTAACTTTTTCCGGATTAACGTAAAGGTACAGGTACAAATCGTAGAGATTTTGATAACCGGTTGTTGTAATATCTATATTTAGCGTGAACGTTGTCGAACCTTCCGTTTGAGTTTGTTGTGTAACAGGGAGAAATCCAACTAACGGTGAGTTGGGTCGTTGTTGTGCCGGTTGAATTTGATAACCAAAAAAGTACGGAGCGGTAGAATCAGTAAACGTAAAACGGATTTGACCTGTTGCCAATCGGCAATACACCCGTAGAGGAGTGTTCTTCGTAGCTAATAGCCGTACGGGTACCGTAGCCCCGGTGTTGCCGTTATCGACATTTACTGTAATCGCATGAGACGGATTCTCAACAACCGGAGATTTGGTTAAAAAGGAGGATTTAGGTAAAATAATACGGTTGACGTGGGAACGGCGTCGAACTCTAATCGATCCAGGGTACAACGCACTTAAAAAATAACCAACATTGTTCGGATCAGTTTCAGCGTTAAATAAACTAGCTCTGGATGTCGACAACGCAACATTTTTTCTATCTGGGTTAGAAAAAAGCGAGCCTCCTATCGTATTTGTCCGGTATTGTGCACCGGAACATTGAATAGAACCGTTAAAAACAATGACGTTTGGTGTATTTTGACTTGGTGACCCTATGCCTCCCAGGGGAAATTCCGGACTATAGTATTCCTTGTTGATATAAAGTCGAGTTGGAATACTGTCATTATAGACAGTGTGGATCTGATGAAGCGATGGTAAAAGAAGACGAGATAGGCCCGATGCGGATCGTAGATCTTCGCGAGTTATTGGTTCTGAGACACCATATAGACGATCGAGAATCTCTGGGCGAATTAATATATTCCGTAACGCGTCACGTTTATCGGAATCAAAAATTTCCGCGAGATTAGCCGTGCTGTCGGAAACTAATCCGATGTCTGGCCGAGAAAACCTGCCAAATCCTGGGAAAAAGGAATCCGCCATCCATCAACAAATAAGCTACTCTCTATAGAGCTTTCAACGACTATTGCTCAGTGTAGTTAAGGGACATGTAAATCTCATTACTAGTTTCGTTATGGTTACCGAGTGACCGAGCGATAAAGAATGTTGCTAGGTTTCCGTCGTCCTCGTTGACAATACTCTCGGCTGAGATATTAAACACAGGGTTTAAATCAATCTCGGTCGGGGTATTAGCAGAAATGTAATACGTTGCTAGAGGAATCGCTTGACTTGGGTCAGTTAGGTACCTTAACGGGTACTGAGAGTTTGTAAAAATTCCGGCTGAGTTAGTCCCTCCAGTGGAAAAGAAACTGCCGCACTTGCGGGGATTGGTATGAACAGACTTGTACGTATCTAAAGCCGACTCACTCGCGTTAATTGTCGGAGCGGTAGACAGGTTAAGGAGATCGGCCTGGGTGTAAGTAGTAATCGATTTTACTGCGCCGTTAGATTGCGGACTAGCCGACCATTGGCTGTGATAATCGGGAGTCCCAGAGTCTGAAATTGATACCGTTGAGCGGTGAGGGGTAAATGGTCTAACGTCGACACCACTTGTTGTTTTTTGACCGACCCAAAGACCTCCAAGCTTTGCTCCTTGACGTCCCTGGACAAATACACGGATAAATGGGACGTTACCCGGTGCTATCTTAGAGACAAGAATTTGTCTAACCCTAGAACGTTTATCGATGTTTGCGATGTATACAACGTTATAGAATACGGTAACGCTACCTACCGCTATACCTCCAGGTAAAGAGTTACCGATAGGTAACAGGTACAACGTGATTCCGTCTTCGATAACTCTGGTAATTCCGCCGGTTGTTGAAATATTTACGGTAGAACTACCTTGGACTAAGGTAACCGTGTACGGTTCACCCAGGTTTGGCCAAGGAGAGCTTGTGTCAGATACATAATAAGTTGTTACAGAAGTCTCCGGATTGACTTCAGCTATAATGCTAACGTCGCTACGAAGTTCACGGCCAGCTTTACAAAATAGCCCACGGCAAGGGCCTCCCTCGATACCAGGCACGGAAAGACGTTGATCGTCAAGGTCGGTTAGAGCAGAGTATAAGGTAAATTCACCAGACTCTAAGTTATAAGTGTCTACAAATACGCGGGGGTTAGTCTCAATGTATAAGATATTGTTTTGATGATCATTTACAAAATCGTAAGGTAGGCCTTCGTAAAAATTCTGACCATCCCACACTGCGGTTGGTTCGATTCCCCAGTTGACACTGGGTGCTGTCGCGTATAAATCGTCGTCAGGGTCGGTTGTTTCCGGCCATACAAATCCGAAACGGAAAGAAGAGGAGTGAGAGGAGTCTAAACCTGCTTCCGATCCGCCAACCCAGTAGATGTAAAACTCATCGCTAAGCACGTCGACAGTGCTTAGAAGGATCTGATCACGGCGAAAATAGTCAAATTCTATGTCGTAACCGGTTTCGTATGGGGAGATAGGAGCATAAAGGAAGGGTAGATAGACATTAGACGGTGACGGTAACGTGTTTCGGCTGGAAAGGTACACGTTTGAAGTTGCATTTCTTTGTAACTTAATGGTTAACGATCCGCTACTAAAATCCTTTTGAGTGGCGGGAAATAGGGCGTAAAGGTCATTCCCGATAACTCTTACAACTTGATTTCCAATAACGCTCCAGTTACCTGAACTGGCCGGGCTGCGAAATCCCCCAGCCGATGTCGTACTATACGCCGCTACCGCACTGTAACTCGATGCATCGGTACTTGATATTCCGATGGCCGGTCGGTCTAAAGTGAAGTACGGATCGACAGTAAATTTCCCTCTGAGCCGTCTGCTTTCAGGTAGTTGCTCCCATTCGTATCCTTCCTGGTGTGTATACGCCCACTCCGGACATCCCCTTTGCCGCACAATTTTAATTTCGCAATCTTGCTGACTGTACACAAATGCATTTTCGGGGAAAATCTCCTTTTTGTTGTAGAGTTCGGATCCGAAACGATTGACAAGAAACTGTCTAGGTTTGACACCCATTAACGTCGTCCAGTCGATAGCGTTGAGTTGAGTTTTTGATTGAGAAAACCCAGGACTAGGGAGATACTGAACCCTAGATTGTGCGTTTAGGCTGTATAACGTGCCTTTGTCATACCCATCGATGTAGTACGATGCACCAAACTTATACACATACTGATCGACACGGATAGTGGAAGAGTCAGAGATCAGTAGGCGATACTTAAAGTAGAAAAACGGATCGGCAAGGCAAGGTTGGCCAAGCTGGTTTTCGATTACAAGGGTATGCAGAGTTACCCACCGACACTCGTCGTTCTCAACGGGTACGTACGCATAGAATCTTGCCCCAATTGCACCGTACCAACCGAACTCGATCTTGTACATGGTCACGGTGTCCGGGTTAAGAATATATCCTGTTTCCCCTTCACCCCCTAACGGATCCCCGTTCATGATCTTTTGCTCGATCATGGTTTCGTATTGAACCTGGCCGTTACGAACAATAGTACGAGTGTTATCCGGGTAATTCGCATTCTGCAGAAATACGGTATCTTCTAACGGAACGGTAGATCGGCGGACAATAGAAAAATTTGCACCGTTGCTAAGGCGGAACATGTACGAGTCGGTATCGTTTTCAATACCGAATTCGAGAACGGTTCCCGGACCGGCTCCGATTTCACTGACTTTGACGCCGTACGTAAATCCGCTGATGCGTCCGGGCTGGTAACGGAATGAGCGGATAGATTTTAAAGTAATTTCGCTACGAATACCTTGTACACCGCCGATCCGATTAGTATCAGTAGGCAGATCTATTTGTTCACCAAATGATTCGGACGGCCAGGAGTCCGAAAAGACATTGTTTGTCCGGTCAGCGACAACGGGAGTGTCTAGAATGAAGTAGGGTAGTTTAAGGTCACGTTCGAGAGCAGTTACACTGGACTCGTCTGGGTGTACGGTAAACTCCCAGTTCTTAAGATCAGAGCGGAGCAGATTCCAGTTTAATCCGAAGTACTTCTCCCATAGCTCCGGAGTCGGATTTGTTCGGATCCGGTAATGACCACGGTCTTCGGAGCGGCCGAAGGGATAGTAAACGCGCGTGCTGCTAAAGAAAAACGAATCCCAGGAGACATTGAGATCTTGAGGCAACCTAGCAGTCGCTTCAGGAATGATGACTCCGCTCGCACCCCATAACGACTCACTACCACGCCAATCTTCAACCGTCGTCGTATTAAAGTTATAAGCGCGTCCGCTAGGAATAATTGGGTAATTACTTATTGGACCGAAGCGGTTTTGTTTAATATCTAGCCAAATTTTATCCCAGTACAACTCGTTAAAAACGGGGGTACCGTTACCACCTGTAGTAGGAGGGTATGTGGTAAGCAGGTACCCAAGGTTAAATTGTTCCCATTGTGACTGTGCGAAGTTTTCAACAACATACCGAAAGAGATATAACGCGACAATAGAGTTAAGGTATTGCCCCCATCCGGTATAGCGTTCACCTCCCCCTGGATTAATAAGTTGGTCTTGGATACTTGGACGTGGAGGTTCTAGGAACGGGGTAGGATTTGACGATAATACAATCGCCGCGTTTCTCTCATCTTCGTCGAAACTTGTTGGATAATAATTTCCAGTCGAACTTGGGCGTCTCGTCCACCACCACCTTGATGAATCTCCATCTCCGTAACCGCCAATGTCAACGCGCCAGTCTTTAGGGTCGAGTCCGTAGGTTGATACGTTTCCGAATAGTCCTTGCTGTGTGGTCTCGCGATTGATACCTAGCAACGACCGTGACACCTCGCTCTGCTCCTCGAAGCGTTCGACAATAGGGAGAGCGGCAGGGGAGCCTTTACTGAAGGTATTCGCCGTGCTCAAGCCGTCAGCTTGATACGACTCTGAATTGACAACAACACTAGGAGCTGTATCCGCCCCATATTCACTAATTTTGTATTCGTCTTTCTCCGTAACTAACGGCGCACCTTGTTCAGTGGATAGGGCAAAACCCCTAATGTCCACCATTTGTTTAACACTACGACTTTTACGAGGCGGTGTTTTATCCGCCCGGATTGATTGTTTGCCGGCCATTGATCACTGCTCCTCCCAGGTTAGAGAGTTGACAATAGAAAGTTGAGTCGATGGTTGGCTGGTCGCCGATGTTGATTCCCACATCGCATATGCGCAGAGAATGTCGACCTCATTGGTAAGAGGGTACGAGATGTACTCTTTGTTGTAGGCGAAGTAATCGGTCAAGTCGTACTGTGCACCACCTGCATTACTATACAAGGAGAAGATGATACTGCCGGTGTTAGCGACTGGGGATAAACGGAAGTCTTGTGATACCGATGCACCGGATAACTGTGCGATAGACTCAAAACTACCAACCCGTTCAGTCTCGTTCCATTTCTTTTGATCTTCGTACTTGGTGTGAGTAAAATCACCGGTAAACGGAGTGATTGTACCTTGGGTATTAAACGTATACATTCTGACCGGAAGCACGGATCCGTATACAGTTACCGGCTCGTTCTGAGCGGTATAGTTTTGAACGTAGTACTTAGACCCTTTACGGAAAAAGCGAACGAGAATTGAAGTTTCGGATACAGAGGGATTGGTGGGGAAACCACCTACCGGAACCGATCCGGTACCAATGCCCCTCATGTATGCGTGTAGGTACGAGCCATCAGCACTAAGCAATCCTTGGAGGGTGGTGAAATCACCGCTGGAAATATTTGTGCCGGATATAATTTCTCTAGGGATAGTGCCAGATCCAAGATTGAAGCCAAATTGCGGGGAGCCGGAAATACTGTAAAGCGTGATAGCGTAGGACTGAGAAAGTGCGGAATTGTTTAGATTATTGGTAATCAGTAGCGGGTTTTTAATAAAATTAACCGTTACAATATTACTGTCAGTGCTGGGGTCGGTAATACCGATGCCGTACTTAATTGGGTAGAGCTGGATCCGGTTGCGGATCGGTGTGCCAGTGGTGTTGCTGACTTCATCCTTGGCGCGTAACGCCATCATTGCACGTTGACGACGCGGCACAATAAGTTCGATTGAACTACCATTGCTTAAGAAAGTTGTTGATTTATTGAAGTACAGTCGGACATTGCTACCTCCGTCGTTTTCTACCCAAATCACCCTCATAGTCGTATCGGCTTTCAGATACGCACCGATTAGTTGATCTTTATTTGCTTGGGGGACCGTGCTTGCAAGGATGCTAAAGTAGTTACTGGCTGGTACGGTAGCGACTGAAGTTTTGATACCACCATACGATACGGATTTAGCGTAATCAGACGACTTGGATAGCAGTTTGACTGTGCCCTTGTCGCCACCGTCAATATAATACGATGCACCGTATTTTACTAGTGTGCTTTTGTTGTTCGGTAGCCCGTTGCTTAGCCCGGAATGGGTTAGATACGTAATCGGGAGTGTCGCATTGCCCAACGAAGCTACATCGAGTTGGTTCGATGCCCTCATGTGGTGTACGCGCACCCACCTCGCTTCACCGTTAGCCACTGGAACATAGCAAAGGAACAACGCACCGACTGCCCCGTACCATGAGAAATCGATTTTCCACATGGTTACTTTGGTAAAATCGACATCGTATACAGAAGCGTCGGTTAGAGTCTGACCATTAATTTGAATTTGATCACCGGGACGCTTGACGCCAATAATTGTTGGGTCGACGTTAGCGGTAGAAACATCAGACCAACGGACGATATTGTCACTACGGCCGTTAAGCTGGTCGTTGCTGAACATAGCACGAACCGGACGCCACTCGTATACTGTGCGGTATTGGGGCGGGACACAAATCTTAAACCACTCCTTTAACGTAACGTTCTTAGTACCCGGATCACTAGAGGCAGTGTTGTATTCTTTGCCCGCGCTTCGGTGAGAATCGAGACCGAAAGCAGCGTCGAATTCGCCGTTAGAGATCTGTGTTCCACCTTGAACCGTTACCAATAGGTTCCAGACTTTGACTCCGCTATTCGCTTCTGACGGGTCTGTGTCATACCCGAATCTGGAATTGTTAACCGCAACGCTAAGAGCGTCGCCGGACAGGGTGATCTCAGATGTAAAGTCAGCTCCACCACCTCTACTCAAATTTGTAACAATGTCTTCCCACCGGCAGTGTGCGTCGAGACGGATATACTGCGATGCGGGCTTCAGGAACTGGTTGTTAGTCTTCCAGCCCTCATACTCCAAAGTCGTAAATGTGCTCGACTCTCGTTGATCGAGAGGGAACTGGAACTGACGGCCGGCAAGGTGCTCGATAAAAGAGTTACTAGAGTCTCGATATGAGAGACGAACCGCGTATCCAGAGTTCGGTTCGTAGTCGGAAAGGGTGTTGGGGGTAGATTCAACCGCTCGTACGTCAGACGGTGCATAGCACAGACTTGGATCGTAAATGGCGGCGGCGACATAGCATAGGCCGTTGCGGTAAATGACTGGGTCGACACCCACTACGCCCCAGTTACCACCCTTGATATTACTCGTGCCACTCAGCGCTGCTACTTTGTTCCATGCGTCGCCAGTGGATTCGATGCCGGTAGGTTGGGATGGGGTCAGGGCCTGGGTCCGTCTAATACACCGGAAGTCGTTGTTATCACCACTGTTAACAATTTCGAAGTAGTAACCGTCAAACTTATCAAAGATGCCCCATTTTTTAATCGTTGGCGCACCCTTCATGATGTTGCGGTTGGGGGTCGTCTGGTCGTATGTGGATAACGTCCGATTCATTTTGACGCCCATGGTCGAAGACGAAACCCGGCCGGGCTGATAACGGAAGAATCGCTTTGAAGTCAGTACGGTCGTCCGGCCTTCGCTCGCGACTAACTCCGCGCCCGCCTCACGTTCAAGGTGGTTTACGCCTGTTCCGGTATCCGGATCGTTCTCAAGGGGGATTTGAGACCATTCTGAGGGGTTGACGTCGTAGGTGTTGACGTCAGCGAAGATGCCTAGAGCGACTTCGGCCCTGGGGATGCCGAGCAGGCTTAACGCCACCTCCGACTGGATCTTATTCTGTTCTTCAACCGGAATCGGGGGCTGATCCTCCGCGAATACGACTGGGAGTGAATTGACCGCCTTTTGTTGACCGAGGGGAACCGGGGCAGTTTTACCAATAATCGTTTGTTTGTTAGCCATGGGGATCAGAAGGAATGGGCGATTAGGTTGCCGTCAGCGACGAAGTAGTTAGAGCGAACGATAAATAATGAGCCGCCCAAGAATTCAATGGGGGTAGATGATAGCGAGAGGCCGGAGATAGGATTTAGAAGAAGAGAGTTAGTGTCGGAATCGATACTGACTACGGTATACGCAGCGGTTTGATCCCAAGCATTAAGACCGGAGTTGCTGAAACCGGAGATTCGAATCTTATCATTTTCGGTGCTTGTGGCTGAGTAGATTTGAAAACTTAACAGATCGCTAGGGTTTCGCAGAGCGATAGCGATATACGGGTTGCCACCGATTGTCCTGCTGCAGATAGATAGTGGTGAAAATCCTCGAGATCCATTACCAATCAACACGGTCGCGGTTACTTCGTACATATAACCGTTTACACTGGTTAACGTGTTCGTTGCGGGCAAGGTTTTACCACCTACCGTTGCGGTTGTGGTACCTGGTAAGGTAAGGGAAAAAATTCCCGCATCAAGCTGAGCGGCGGTTTCGAGTACTCGGAAAGATCCGACAGCAGGAGTCGTCTTTAATCCGGCTGCGTTCAACGCGAAGATGTCCGCGTTTATTGAGTTCTTGACAATACCGACGGACTCACCACCCAACGTTACGGTCATGTACACGGGGTCAAGAGCAATACCCTGACGGACTTCAATTGTTGCTTTACTGTACTCGTTGTTGTAGGTATCGATAGAGCGGATGACGGAGTCGTTATCGCTATAGGCCAGGTTACCCTGAGCGTTCCACTGGAACGAGGTTTCAAGTGTTAGGCCGTTATCCCCACACGACCGGATTATATTACCGTTTATTGTGCTGTATTCGGTGCTGATGACTCGTGGACCAGTAGTTGCGAATTCGAAGCGATTACCCTGAGCGACGATGTTTTCGCTAGTATCGATTAGTAATGGTGATACGGTTTGTTCGTAGGCGCGGCCGGTAAACTGTACCGTGTTGTTGGTAATAACAGCTCCACGTGTACCGTATAGTGCGATGCCGCCTCCGCCGCATTCAGTCACCGTGCAGTCGTTGATAACAATGTTGTCGCCATATTTGACCTGTAACCCTACCTCCGATGTGACCGGTGATATTTGCGAAAACGATTCGCCTCTATTGCCATCGATTGCTATTGAACGGATGCGGATGCCGGAGACTCTTGGTGATACGGATTCTCCCGTAAAGTTCAAAACTCCCGGGGTTGTCGGATTGCTTAACGTACACGCAAGGCGTTTGAGTACCGAACCGTCTCCAATACCCCTAAGTGAAAGGTTGGAGAAATCAGATTGTGACGTATTAACAAACGACGTATCGGAAATATTGTAGATGCCGGCTGGGAAAAATACCTCTTTGATTGAACCGGACGCAGCAAGAGATAACGCATTACGGACGGATTCGGTATCGTCGATGACAAAGCGAGCAGTGTGTCCGGCGGCGAGTTGGCTGCCGGCAGAGATCCCGGTACATTGAATGTAGCTGGGTAAAGAACCGAGAGGGTTAGGAATAATCCTTAACCGCTCCCGACCTCGCACTCTCCGGATCTGTGTAACCTCTGACCCCGCAACGGAAAATACGTTGGACAGGTAGGAGGGGAGGACGGGGTCGGACTCCCACCCTGGAATTTCTAGCAGACCGAGGTCGCGAAAGACGTTATTCCCTGAACCCGGGTAGCCAACTTTGTTATTTCCGATAACTCCGAGAAAATCAACCCGGTTACCCCAGACTCGGTAGATAACCGGCAATGCGTATTGCGTAGTTCGAGAAAAAGTAAGCTGAACGTATTGTTCAGTTCCCCATAAGTCGGGGTTCAAAACTTTTGTTCCAACGCTAACCACTGATCTAAAGAACGGCAAGCGACCGTTTTGTGGATCGAATCCGAAGACGTAATAGGTTAACGGAGCAAGGTTAGCGTTTGTGCCAGGGGAAGTTGAGAAATTAACACCGACGGAGGTGTGGGCGGATACGGAAAGAATTGGAGTATCGACGACAGTTGGGGAGTCGTATGAGAAGACTTGCAGGCCGGTGCCAGACTTAAGCACGTCCTGGTATTGAAACAACGAGTTACCATTTCCGTCATCGATGCTTGAAATGGTAACAATGTTATCGCTAATATCTGATATTGTTCCCGTAAACTCTAGTTCACCTCGGCCGGTCGCTCCGAGATTTCGTACGTTAACGTACGCGTTTCGATCTTCTGGAACCTGGACTACAACGTCCCCTGACCTCTCCGGTATGTACCGCATGCGAAATATCCTCTACTTTAGCTTTCAACGAAAAACCGGCCGAGGAGAGGGTGAGAGCTAAAGCCGGAGTCCGCTAATTCGGATAATGACTGTTTAAACTCTTTCTCTTTTACCGGATTGTTTTGTAGTGAATTCAGCTCCTGTTCGATCTGATAGGGATCTGGATACTTACCATCTATCCGATAGATATTTTCAAGCATGTTAGATATCGTAGGTAGTTAGGGGGCGATGGAGAGTGTAAGATAATACTGTATCTAACGCGTTAGACGCTGTACTACCATGCCAAACAAACAGTTGATCGCCCTCTTTCAACGTAAATTTATTGCCGTTGATAACATCGTAGGAGGTGTTAGGGGGTAGATTAAGATTGTTGAGAATGTAGGCGGTTGTGATTCCGTTGATGATTTTGGCTGATACGGCCAGGTTGGTGGTAGTTTTGTTACACAACAGCAGAGAAGTCACTAACGCGAAAACTTTTTGATAGTCCTCTGGCGTGCCGGTGGTTGTAGGCACGGTAATCAGCCTGCCGGCTTCTGCACCCTCGACGTTTGTCGGTGATGCGAACTTGTTTGTGGAGACGTTGGAAGGGAGTAACATGACGGGGAATTAGCTCCAGATTGCGGTGTTAATAAACTGCGCGGCGTGCATGCCGACTAAATCCACTCGGCGGATTGGGGAGTACGCGGTTTCGGGGTCTGACTCCACCTCGATGACGTTACGGGCGAGGACGAGAGGGATCTCGGATCCAAAACCATCCTGGAGTCGGCCCTGGTTGCGGAGGGCGAGGTTGCCGGTTCGGCGGAGGGGTAAGAACGTGGTCGGTACACCGTCAGTATCCGGTTGACCGGTGACGGTTGTAAGGACGAGATTTGAAAATGTCTTACTGACATCAAAATCCCTAATACCTTGTGCCATAAGTTTTTAATTTGTTTTTCTGACTCTATAGGGCTTTCAACTAGAAATTAGAAGCAAGAGGCAAATGACTTCACTCATTATAGAATTTCTGTTGAAAGTAACTGTGTAAACTTAAAGACTAAACCTATGGACACATACTACACCTATTTGTCTTATGAAGAACATGATTTTGGAAGGATGTACATAGGCTACAGAAAATGCCCCAAAGGTAAAACTCCTGAAACAGACCCTTACATGGGATCTTACTCAGATAAAACTTTTAAACCTACTGCTAAATTTATCCTAGGTCGCTATGGTTCTAGGGAAGAAGCTATGAGGGCTGAGATAAAATTTCACGAAGATAATGATGTCGCGAAAGATCTTAGATTTGCTAATAAAGCTCGCTCCTTAAGTACAGGGTTTAGCTTTAACAGGAAGGGAGAAAAAATGTCTAATGAAGCTCGGGGAAAGATGTCTATGTCAAGGATGGGTAGTAAAAATCCCAGGTATACTCCTAAAGACTGGTATCACCCGGACTATGGAGAAATTTTTCAAGTTTCTGTATCCGAATTGATGAGAATATACCCTTATCAGGGATTACACCAAAGTTTTCTAAGTCTAGTATCGAATGAAATTAGGCTTCGTCATAGGGGTTGGCGTCTTTTAAAAAATAAAAATGTAGTAGATAGAAGTAAGAAAAACATTAATCACGACTGGTATCATAGGGAGCACGGAGAAGTTTTGCAAAAATCTATATCTGATATAGTTAAAGATTACCCTAATGAAAAATACAGTCCTTCAGGTTTGTGCTCAGTTGCTAATGGAGGAGTTTTTCGATACAGGGGATGGATACTTTTGAAAAATAAAGATGCTAAAGTCAGACCTAAGAAAAATATTCCTCGGAACTGGTATCACCCTTTGTACGGAAAATTTATCGGAAAATCTGCCCCTGATCTTATTAAAATGTTTCCCGAACAAAATCTGACCAGAAGCGGATTGCACAGGGTTGCTACCGGAAAGGCTTTCCGGCATAAGGGGTGGACTAAGGCGGAAGAACCCTGAATTATTCACTTAAAACGTGCTATGATAACAGTGGTCGGAAATGACCGCTTTACTTTACCTACCCCCCCTTTCTTATGAATAAAAAGGATCTCGCAACACTGATCGACGCCTATGCTGATGCGAAAGCGTCGCGAAATCAGCACCTAGTTAATAGTATGGTCGCGCAGCTTGAACAAGCGCTTGACGGTTTGTTCGCAGATAGCGGCGATGAGCTGGAGGAAGCACCTAGCTCTGAGTTTTGATCGCACGCGGGCGGGAAACCGCCCGTTTATTTTCTCCCTTTGCTATGTCCCCCTCCATTTACATTCTTCGCAACAGTACGGACAAAATTCCCACCGACTGCGAAGTGGGCGATTGCGTCATTTTGCCGAACGGCGATGTTCTGGTTAAGACGCCAACGATATGGAATCTGTTGCCTGGCAGCCTGATCAGTATCGACGAACTGAAGGAGTTTGTGGGTTATGTTTCATCCGGTTGGCCGGATGATCCAGATGTAGCCCGCGCTGACATGGATAAAAAAATTCCGCCCGTATTTCTTGAGCGGATGGTGGAAACGGTTAAGAAATTGACGGTTTAACTTATCACCACGGTACGCCTGAGGCTTTGGTAGGTTGACGCTGCTCTAGGATTTGCTGTTCCAGAGCGGCGTGAATCTCATCGATTTTTTCCGCACCGCCTAGCTTTTCTTTTACCCAGCCGATTACGATATCGGAGGTAAGTTCGGAGTACGGGATGACGGTATCTCCTTCTGCCGGGGCTTCGAGGCCGATAGAACCATAGGCGCCGGAACTGTAGACGTTGTCGGTGGCGGAAACTTGGTAATGCGCTGTGTATACAATGCCATCGGCAGTGTGTCGTTCTAGATTAGCGATGGACCAGGTGAATTGGATGTCAGACATAACAATAATGGGAGTACCCTATAGTAGCTATCAACGGAATTTTAGCAAAACGACAGAAAAGATTAGTTAACAAGCCATAAGTACACAAGGCACGCAGTAGCTGCCGTCGCCATAGGTGCAGCTCACGTTGGTGCTGGTGACTTTGGCGATGGTTTTACTGCGGATGATGTCGTCGTCCTGCGGCTTGGCTGTGCCATCACCTGCGGACATCAGCAGATCGCCGCGCTGCACCGTGACACCTTCGGCAATGCGGATGATGAAGTCACCCGTCATCGCACAATAGAAATCGTCGGTGTAGGTGTCGTCGTCATCGTCCCAACCCTGGAACACGCCAGACACGTTGGGGTCGCCTTCCACGTCGGAGACCTTCATGCGGTTGAGTTGTTCGTTCTCTTCTTCGCCCCAACCACACATCTCGTCGATGTTGCTGAGCACCGTGCCCCGCAGGATTTCGGTGCGCTCTACGCCGCCAGGAAGCTGGGAATAGCGGGATAGGTGAGCACCGTTATAGGAGACGGTGGTGCCAGAGACGGAGATGGTTCCCTCTAAAACTGTGTCTTGATAAAACTCAATTAAGTTTCCATCGTTAGTGGTTCGATTAATTGCTAAAACGTATCCACCAGAACGTGTGACATCTACCGCGTTTGGTCCAACACCTGTGGCGCCGTAAATAGTTAAACCCGCTTGCGACAGCGAGGTCGGCGCAGATTTTGTACTAATTGAGCCATCACTAGTAATCCTCATCCGCTCCGTCGGAGAACTCGCCCCATCCGCAGTAGTGGAGAACACCAGTCTCCCTGGGAGATCAGTTGCGCTTTGAGTTGGATCTCCGTCAACGATTGCAGCAATAGAAGCCGCAAAATTGTTCAAGTCAGAGCCATTCGCGCCCGCAAAAGCAATCGTTCCAAGATAGTCGCCATTTGCTACCGCAGCAGTGCCACCTGTAGATGTTGAGCGAGTTTTGCCAAAAGTAATACGGCCTTCAGCTCCATCCGCACTGTTTCTGACAATAGAGATACCAGCGATGCTTCCGCTTGGCGTTTCTTGTTGAATTGGGTGAGAAACAGTTCCTACGCTACGCGCAGTAGACGTGCCCACTAGCAAGCGTCCCGATGTATCAATTCGCGCTCTCTCACCATTGTTTGCAAAAAATGTAAGACTATGGTTGGAAACAGTTCCAACTATTCCGTCACTGGCAAAACTTAAAACTGTTTGAATACCACTTGCACTTGTAGAAGCAATAGCCCCTCTCGTATCCAACGCATAGCCAGGGCTCGTGGTGCCAATCCCTACTCTGCCTCCGTTGGGGCACAGGACAAGTGGTTTGAATTCAGTTCCCCAATGTACTGGTTGAATAAACCCAACTCCATCTGTTATGTTATAACCCATGTACAACTGACGACCAGTTGAAGTGCTGGGTTCACCAATGTTGAACGAGGTTGCTACATAAGAAGTAGTTATTGCAGCAACGCTTAGCGATGCGCTAGGCGAACTAGTCCCTATGCCTACACGGCCTGAGGAGTCGATTCGGGCGCGTTCGGAGCCTCCAACCTTAAATTGAATAATGGGGTTAAAACCATCATTCCCCGCATCAGCATCAATTTCAAAGCTTCCGTTAATAGAACCAATCCTTGCGTAGCCTCCTTGATTTGTATCCGCAAAACGCATGTATGGATTGTCTGCGCCAAGTGTTAATAAATCACCAGGCGAACTGGTCCCTATGCCCACGAGCCCTGCCGAGGTGATGCGCAGGCGTTCGGTACCATTTGTTGCAAATAAAATTGGGTAGGCGCCACTGTGCCAAAGTGCTGCAGCATATGCCTGGCCAAATGTTGTGCCGGCGCTATTATCTAGGCCGTGATAAAAAATGCCTCCAGCATTAACTGCTTGAATTAACGCAGAGCTTGTTCCTTGGCTTGACTGACTAATCGTGCCATTTACTTCCAATCTGTAACTGGGCGCTCCCGTACCGACCCCAACATTCCCACTCGCATCCACAAACAACCTGCCAGACCCACCAGTGCTGATGGCTACTTGGTCTGCGCCGGGGGAGTAAATGCCGGTGTTTGAGTCACCCGTAAACGACAGACTCGGTGCCGCTGCGGTACCGGCTACCAGAGATATCGAACCATCCGCATTTTCCCGTATCTGCGACCAGTCCAATACTCCGTTGCTGTTTTTAAGAATCTGACCGGATGAACCAGAACTGGCCGGAAAGGTTATTTTATTATTACCGGCTACAGGTGCGGCCTCGAGTTCGGTATAGCCAGAGGCTGATCCGTTGAGTCGTAAAGTCATGGAATTTTAATACGCGCGTCACCGCCTTCTTAAAGGCTTTCAACG